TCATAAATGCTTTCAATAATTTCTTCTTCATCTTCATTACTAACGTATTGTTTAATGAATGTATCGCGTATAATAAGTTGATTCTTTTTTGCGAATAAATCTAGATTAAATTCACATAGAAAAAAGTGATATATAACATTTGGCATAATTGCGAGTTGTGTTTTTATAGCGAAATATATATTGTATAGATTACTTGTTGAGAATGGTACCCCACTATATGGGTTTTTAGGTGGAATTGGCTCTGAATAAAACATTGGAGAATTACAAACAGCTGAAATAATAATACGCGAAAGGTCTTGTAATGTAAATAAGTAGCAACAATTGTTTTCATGTAGACGAAACTGGTTTTTCTGTGAATGTATGATAGGTGTTAAAAATAAATCATCGGTCACCTTTACTTTTGAGTATCTAGATTTTATATGTTTGGCAAATTTATTAAACGCCCAATATGTTTTTTGAATCTTACAAAAGAAATCCATATACAATTCACGATTTTCATCTGAGATGAAGAGATTATCAATATAGTTTTTGTTAAGGTCTTGGAATTTTGGCTCACTTGAAAATAAAAATACACATTTTACAAAATCTATATGCAGATTAGCTTCGACATTATGATTATTGAAGATATGTTTGAAATACATTCCATTTGTGTGTGATTCATAATTATTAACATTAATGTCAATATCATATTTTATATCTCGTATAAACTGTTTATGTGCTATATAAGTGAATGTTTTCATGTCGTCTATTTAATAGAATAATAAATATTTATATCTTTTCTGTATAATATATAAGTAGATGTTAAAAATAGCGCATCGTGGATACTCACATAAATATATAGATAACTCTATTGACGCTTTTATAGGTGCTATAGAAGAAGGATTTGACATGATTGAAACAGATATTCAGCTATGTAAAAATAACGATATTGTAGTATTCCACGATAATATGATAAATAACAAAGAAATAATAGATATGACTTTACTTGAATTAGAAGAACTGGGAATAATTTCATTGAAAAAATTTTTTAATTTAATTGATACATTATATATTGAAGTATATTTAGATTTGAAAGGAACAAGCCAACTAGCAAATACGCTTATAGAGTTTATATATAATAATGATGATATAATTTACTTACCAAATATATCAATCGCTAGTTTCAATCGAAATATGTTACACATAATAAAGAATAGTGGGTTATGTGTTAAATTAGGGTATATAACAAGTAGTAATTACACCGACCAAGAATGGTGCTTGTTAACGCACATAGTAGATTTTGTGAGTATGTCAGCAGAACAATTAAATCATGAAACGATTCATTATTTACATACGTTAAACAAGTATATATTTGCTTATACGTGTCGTAATATGAATGGATTAAAATATATAAAACAGTTTGATATTGATGGTATAGTATCAAACATTGTGATTGAATAAAGCACAAATAATGTAATATTTTATTCAATTGATAATAATAGTTAAATTACTCCTTTTTCTCGTCATCCTCAGCAATAGCTAGTTCATCTTCCAAGTTGGCAGATTGCGAAGTGGAAGCAGCCTCGCGTGATTCGAAGTCGACATTCTCAGTAACTCCATTTAGGTTACCCTCCTCATCAATGGTTTGTGTAAGAACATTACCGTGTGCCTTAGCCTTTTCAATGTTTTCCATAATGGCCTTCTTCTTGGTATCACGAACACGGTCTTCAAACTCCTTCTTTGCGAGTTCTTCATTCTTCATTTTCTCTGAGTGTAGCGCGTTTAGCTCATCCTCCATATGCTCTACACGTCCGGTCTTGTATGCATCTGGGTCCCAAGGAATCCAAACGCCAACAGGGCCAACATAAATATCGTGATTAGGATCGCCTTCGCGTAGCTTTTTACACTTTTCCTCTGCTTCGTCTTGGCTTCCAAAAACACCACGTATCTTAAGACCACGAACAGAGGTCTGGAAAGCGTGTTCGCGATTGAATTGTTCGTTTAGCTTATCCTCCTGCTTATCTAAGAAGTTCTTGTAATCATCTTCAATTCCACTCTTCTTCAATTTATCCGATTCCTCTTTAACGAAATCATTAAAATCACCAATTAGTGTCTCTACGTTAATGTTGTGTTTGTATGAGATAAAATGGATGAACTCAAAATACCTTTCCATAGATTTAGAAAATTCCCAGTTCTTAATGAACTGATTGAATAGATAGACTTCTCGCTTCTGTAGGATTTTCTCGGGTGAAACAAATGACATACACGCAAACTTTTGTCCGGCAATAGATTGATCTTCATCACATAGATCGACATATTTAGCGTTTAGTGAACCATCAGCATTCATCTTTTTCTCGTATCCAGACATTTTAGGAATATACAGAGTATATGTGTCATTATTTAAGTGATTTCTAGTATTATTATATAAATTATTATATTTTTTTGTTAAGGTATAATATAAACGAAATGTTTGATTTGAACGAGTTAGTAAAACGTGCTATTAAGTACTTGATTGAGGGTTTAGTTGTGGCTCTTGCTGCTTTCGCCATCCCTAAGAAGCAACTTAATGTTGAGGAGATTATTATTATTGCCTTAACTGCTGCTGCCACATTTAGCATCCTTGATGTATTTATCCCTGCTATGGGTTCTTCTGCCCGCGGTGGTGCTGGTTTCGGCATTGGTGCTAACCTGGTTGGTGGTCTTAAAATGGTTGCATAAATAAACATAAATTTTATTGAAAAATGATATAGTTCAATAAAATAATAGTATGAAAACAGAGTATAAAAACAAGTATAATATATACTGTAATGGATGCACCCACAACACAAGAATTACAGAATGAAATAACCGCATTACAACAACAAGTAAATACATTAAAAACACGTCTTGCGAAATATACAAATAATGATAGACATAAACGGTATTATGAAAATAATAAGGATAAGGTTAAGCAAAACGCAAAGCTATATATAGAGAGATTAAAAGAAGAAAATCCTGAAAAACTAAAAGAGTATCGTAAGACGGCGTATATGAATAGAAAACAAAAAGAATCATAAATGATTAAGCATCGTAATATGGGTTATCGTGTATTTTCATTCCACAATATTGTTGTGGTTCTTTTTTGTAATCAACCGGATTATGTATACCAGCTTCCTTGGCACATTCAAGTAAAAATTTAAAATTACTCCAAAACTCGCTTTTATGTCCTATTGATTTTGTCATTACGTGTGACAACTCGTGAATAGCAACAAATGTTAATGTGCTCTCATCAATTAAGTTGTCGTTATCTTGTTTCTCTTTATTTAAACAGAACGCAACTTTTTCTCCTTTGTTTTCGCTGTATGCGGTATAACTACTAGTAGGGAGTGTTTCCATAATTTTTTTTGGATTGAAATTCTGGTGTAATCTTTTAACATTTTCCTTGTCAGGGTATTTATCATTTGTATATGTAACCAAAGCTTGACATTTACCCGATATTTTTGCCAATAAATCAGCTGCTTTTTCTATATTCTCTCTTTCACGAACACAATATTTATTACCATCCACCGTCGATACAATACACGTTAATTGGAAACTTTCATAATTCTCACGATACACATAATAACTTGTGCTTAATATAAACCCAATAATAAAATATCCTAAAATGTCTTCGCTTCGCATTATACATTCTTGTGATAAAAATCCACTTACATTGAAAAATATTATATAACAATTATTGTAATATAATATCAAGAAACATACACTTAAGCACGTCCACCAATCTCCATGGGTTGACGAGTAGAATCGCCCTCAATAGTGCTCTGGTTCCATGGACCAATATCGGCCTTGGCGATAACGGGATCGGAACGAAGTTGAAGATTTGCGTTTCTCATGGATTGGCCGACAGTATCAAGACCAATGTGGTAACCAGCATCAAGAAGGTCGGGCATCTTTACACCCTCATCATCAACATTGGTAGGGTTTAAGTTATTCCACTCACTATTCTTATCGGTAGGTAGCAGGTCAGTGGGGTTAGCTACAGGTTGAAGAGCATATCCAGCCTCAGTCTTACCTTCAGCGGGCTTAGGCTCATCGGCAACGGTAGTCTCGGTGGTCTCCTCAACCTCTTTGGTGCCGTCCTCCATCAAGTCACGTACCATCTTCATTTGTCCGTTATAGGACATTAATCCCCAAATTGCGATTATAGATATGATTAATACTAACAACATCTTAGGTGAAAAAAACTTAGCAAGTCCACGTTGAATATCCTTAAACATTTTGTTTATATAAACGGCTGATAAAAAATATTCTCGACATATTGTAAAAAACGCTAAAATATAATGATTATTCATAATCCTTTTCACTATTTATACTTTCATCGTCGATTTCTAAATCACTTGTATCACTATCAATATCATTCAACATATATGTATTTTTAATATTTTTTGCCTCTAAATACGAAGATAATGCCAACTCTTTTGCCATTTTCGCTTTTTGCCTGGCATCTCGATACATTTGATAATATACTTCATTCGGTTCTTTTAATGTTAATTTATTGTCAGTTGGTAACTCTTCTAAATTAAACTCTACTTCCTCCATCAAATTTTCAACCTGACTTGTATTTACATTATTGTTAAATGTGGTATCAATATCATCGGTTTCTGTATTTTCATCAATCACAGCTGTTTCTGTATTTTCATCAATCTCAGCTATTTCTGTATTTTCATCAATATCTTTATTGTTAGTTTCTGTGAATTTTCCTAAATTATTTGTGTTGTTATCAGATTCGGGTAATAATATCTCATTTTGTTCGATCTTAGATGAAATATCATCAATAACCTCATTTACAATGCCATCTGTAATACAATCATTTGTATTTACAGTAACACTCGCGTGTGTAGTATTATTATCTAAATCAATAGGTGTTTCGATAGAATGGTGTGATTGGATAGTTGATTTTGTTTGTATAACACATTTATCAAATAATTTAAACTCTTCGGGTCTAGGCAATAATGCTTGTTTCATTTCAAGTTCTATTTGAAAACTTCGAGCAGAACACTTAATGCCTTGAACTTCAATGACATTCATCAATTTGGTGTTCTCGGTGATTGTTGTAAAGTCTACAATGTTTTCATCTTCATCATATATTTTTATAGATGGTTTTTCTAATGCGGTTGGTACATTTGTTCTTATCAAATAGAATTTCCCTGATTTATAAATCTTTAATGGTGACGTAAAATAATTTTCAATATCCGCTTTTTCCATGTTACCATCAAACCACGTATCGCGGTGTTTATAAATATACTGAATACAATACTCTTCTAATTTTTCAAACCAGTGAATAATATATTCATCTTCATTTGTAAAAAGCAAATCAGTGTAATATTTTCTACCGTTCTTTACAAATCCATTGCGCGTGCTACAAGTTGGTGGCTGTATGTATAGGGGAATATTATCTTTCTTAAACCGAATAAAGTAGTTTCCGCCTGAAATAAGAGTAGGTTTTGACAACACTAACTTCTCAAAGTCAAAATCCCGCAATTTTTCATTCGTATCGTAAATCTGTTCCATAATACTTTGTATGTGTTTTTCTCTTTATTATAATTTAATCATTAAACATTAGTTATTCGTTTAAATTAATAGTATTGTTTCTTTGAAGTTTGTATTACGAAATGTATGAAAAGTTTGCGAGATAGTTGCATAGAATTTTTCCAAGACGAGAATATAAAACGCGATTTACGGGAAATAGCAAAACCGATACTTAATACAATATACGACGAGTTGAATATATACGTTTGGATAATCTTTGTTTATAATATATTTTTGATTTTCATCATTTTAGCAAATTTATTTTTATTACTTCGTTTGTTAAGATATTCAAATAAGGTGTCGTATATAGATTAAAATGTGTTATTATAATATAATGACATCCCATACGACAAAAAAACGTTCATATAAGAAACGTACTTCTAAAAAAATGACACATAAAGGCGGTGATATCCAGATGTTTGGATACACTTGTACCAAGAACAATGATAATGATGAAGTAAAAGAAGAGGAAGAGGTTGAAGTAGAGGAATCTGCTGAGGAAGAGGAGGAGGAAGAGGAAAGTCCCGAAGTAGAGGAAGAGGAAAGTCCCGAAGTAGAGGAAGAGGAAAGTCCCGAAGTAGAGGAAGAAGAAGACGACATAATGGTCGGTTCTGGTAAGAAAGGACGTAAATCTAAAAAGTCAACAAAAAAGGGACGAAAGTCATCAAACAAAAAACGTAAAACTATGAAAAAGAAAGGCAAATCTGCTTGGACCACTTTTGTTACTGAATTATATAGAAAGAATAAACAAAAGAACCCAGTTTATATGTTTAAAAACGCACTGAAAGATGCTGCTAAAATATACAAAAAATAATTTATCAATATAATATACGATGGAAAAGAACACAAAAACACGTAAGATAAAAAAGAATACAAAGACTCGTTCAAAAAAAGGCGGAGGTATTGGTACTAGTAAACCAAAAGCACCATCACCTAAAACAGAAAAAAAGAAAACAAAATCGGTATCATTCTCTAATACGAATGAAGTAAGAGAACAAAGTCCAAAATCAGAAGATGAATTTTATTATCCGTCAAAAATAAACCAAAACGCAAAAAGAATACGAACACCAAAGGAAAAACGAACGAACAAAAAAATACGTCAAAAGGCAAAGGTAGATTATATCAACAGGCAGCGAGAACAATATATATTAGATATATTATCGGGAAAAACAATTGACGAGGTATAAACCAATTAAAAAGGTCATTTAGTAATATTAGAAATGGATAATATTACTAACAAGAATCAAAGTTTAACGGTCTATTCAAATAAAGGTGATCGAGAACTTTTAATAGAAAACGTAAAAAATTGGGTTATTTTAGACCAAAAAATACAAATTATAAACGAGAAGACGAAACAAATACGAGAATTAAAATCAACTATTACTACAGATATATGCAATTATATGAAGAGTAACAATATAACATCGAATATCGGTATTAGTAATGGAGAACTTCGTATGTATGACAAGAAAGATTATAAACCATTAACATTTACATATGTAGAAAGGTGTTTGAATGAAATTATAAAAGACAAAACTCACGTGGAATATATACTCAAGTATTTGAAAGATAATAGAGAAATCAATATATCGCAAGATATTAAGCGTGTTACCGCAAAATTATAAATATAAACAATATATATAATGCTTAATATAGATACATCCGATTTTCAAAATTATATATTCCGAAAAGATATTACTGGTGATAGCGTAGTAGGAGGGTATCCTATAAATGATTTAATAAATGTAGAGAACAATGAACGATTAATGTTAGGAGGTTCTAATGATATAGGAACTTCTAGATTTGATGGATTAGTGGTTCCAGTTGGATTAGCGGTAGATTCAAAGTCTATTTTGGGTGGATGTTCTCAATTGTCAAATATAAAAATGATAAATAATAATGAAATCTTAGATGATAAATTTTTTAATGAGTTGTTTGGTAAGGTAAAACATAATACTGGAAATAAAAAGACAAGAAAAAATAAGAAGCTCTAATTAGATGTATATGCGTCGGATAATATGTCATATTTCGTGTCTTTCAATAACAACACTACTGTAGATACAATAATAACATTGAATATACCACTATTCATATTTTCAATGTCACTTTCATCCTGTTTCGTATCAAATATTATATCTAACCATTCGGGACCATAATTATAGTATAAAGATTCGTGATGTTCTCTGTGGATATCATTCGTCTCAAATATATGATAATTAAGAGAATGATACGAACTGTAAACCAAACTCCAAATAAGTATAACGTAATGATTTAATAATGTGATATTGAAGTAACTCTTAATATATACCAATGGGAATAATAATATAGCACCTCCTATTGTAAAAAAATTAAAAATATTTTCAGTTATGAAATGAAGTATGCCATTGTTCTCGGTATGATGTGTTTGGTGAAAATATCCAAATGTATCTGGATATATATGAAACAATCTATGTATAAAATACGTCCATAATGTAACTGTAATAAATGTAATAGCTGATATGGAGTAATCATTTAACGTGTAATAATCAATAATTATACTAATAATAAAACTAAAGAGAATGATAGGCATATTTACGTGTAAATATTTGGTATAATTATGAATTAATGTATCTTGTGTATAATATTTATTATCGTTATTCATTATGAGTATATTCTATATCAACTACCGATATATTCTATAAACGTATGTTTCGCTAATACCAATAATATTTTACTTGTAACTATCATTATACCTACAAATAAACATTGAAGGGTTTTGTCACTCGTTGTTAATTTACTGTATATTGGTGTATATGGTGATGTTATTGCGTTTATCATATTATCCTCTAAATATAAAGATTCTATAATGGTTACCGGACAGTTCTGATATATAATATTAATTGTTAGTATCATAAATAACAGCATATTAATCATTACTAAAATGGATAAATCATTTGTCATAAGAGTAATAATTAGAGGCAATGAGAACATTATCCAATGTAAAAATAGTAAAACCCATTTTACGGGACTTTCGTATAAATATTGTATTATGTTAGGGTATATCATATCTAAATTATGATTGCATAATAATTTAGATAATATTACGAAGAGATGTTTCTAATAACGAGACCAGTTATTATTATTGAAAGAATTTAATTGTAATTTTTCAGGGTTCTTTTTCCAATATTCTATTTTTTCTTGTAATTCCTTGTCCTCAGCGGTGAGAGGAATTGGGTTTGCTTGTTGAGTTTCAAATCGTTTCATATCATTTTCAGTTGGGGTTGGTTTCTTACCGTAACAGTTTACACCAAACTTGACATATGGATTGTCAATATAACCACCATTTACACCTGGGCGACCACAGTTATTCTTCTTCTTAGGGAACTTTTGTAATTTATCCCAAGTTCCTTTCTGAGTAGGGAAGAATGCCATTTGTCCGTCAGACCAACCATAATTGCACCATTCGGCACCATTATTATATGCTGCTTCAATCTGGTCGTATGTTGCTAATTTAGCACCAAATGAACCACATACCGCTTGTGCGTCTTCATATGAATATTTATTATCAGACACATTAAATACTTCATCTTCTATCACTGGTAAACTTGGAGTTTCGTCACCCTCGTCGGTTTCTTCTTGTGTTTCTGCTTTCAATGTTCTCAAATAATCAAGAATATTAATGTCAAATGTTTTCTGTATAAATATCACAATTGCGTTTAATAATAAACTAATCCACGCAGTGCCTTCTATCAACGCAATAAAGAACGGTTTTGTAGAAGAAGACATAGGAAGTCTGAATAGATAAAGAACAATATAGAGAGAAACAATGAATAATGGGATGGTAACAAGGTTATTTGAATCTTCTAAAAACAGTAATATATTATCATAGAGAACCGCCATATCATCCGTAATTTGTTGCTGTGACTTGGATGTATAATATGAAACAGCGAAAATGAAAACACTTACAAAGAAGATGACATCTAACGTTCTACCTAAATTCTGTTGGAATTCAGCTGGTTCTTTTCCTTTGTTAAAAAACGTTCCTAAAATATAATATACTACAATGTAGATTGCTAAAAACCATATCAACAAGAACATATTTGATGAAGTAAGATACTGGTTCGCAATATCTTTTACTTGTGTGGATTCAGTTTTTTCTGTAATATCGGCGGGTTCGGAAGGAGTATCAATGGGGGTTTCTGGGGTATCAATCGGTTCTTCAGTGGTATCAATCGGTTCTTCAGTGGTATCAATAGGTGCTTCTGGAGTATTCATAGGGTTAGTATTATCGGTATTTTCGTCCTGATTTGTGTACATTTCTCTTAAATCTGTTAATGGATTTTTATTATTACCGAACATGTTTTATATTATAATTAGTTATTTTTTTTACGATAAAATAGACAATATGCCATAGATGTAACAACTTTGGAAGCGTCTTCAACGTGTTCTATTACATTGTCATTGAAATGGATCCATTTATTACTTGCGTGTTTTACAAACGCAGTATAGTGTCCTCCATTTGTGCCTCCATTATGGTTACATACACCATATAGATCATATACGTATGATTTGGGATTATATCCAAGCACATACTTAGATAAGTCAAGGTTATCAACCGGAAAGTCTATTTTGGCATTTATTTTACGTCTCCCATCAGGGGTAAACCGTTTTAAAACAATAACTAATATTTTTGGAAAGTTCCAAAAAACAACATTTTTTTTAACATCTTGCTTTTCGTTTGCTTTCTCATTAAACCACGCATTATCTCCTTGTAGAATATCTGGTTTTATAAATAGATTGAAGCAGTCATATAAAGATGTTTTTACTGTATTTCCTTCAATAATAGGTAAATCTAATATGAAATATGATTCTGGTTTTAAAACCAGTGATTTCTTACCATCCATATCTGTTATTTGATTCACATAAATTCCATAATATAGGTCAACAATTTCAGAATATTCCTTACTGTATAAATTTTGAAGTAACTTATAACATTCTACAGCTAGTTTATCAGTAATATTAGCAACATTACCTGATATCTTCATATTAACTTTACGTGAAATGCTTGTATGCATGCACTCTATGATAAACATAAAAAATTCAGGCATATCATTTTGTGTATAACCTGAAAATAACTCTTTTCCTTTCTTATTTGCAAGTCCGTGCATAACGTGAATAAATTTCTTTGGAGTGACTACACCATTACCAGTCCACATTACTTTACGTAATTCATCCCACGCTAGTGTGGCTTCACTTTCAATTAGATCGCGTTTTAAGCATTCTTGGTATTTACTTGAATCTAGAAACTCATTTAATTCATATGTATGGTTTATCATTTGCATACACGAATTTAAAAAACAAGTATTTCCCAAATTTTCCATACCAGTAATTCCATTATCTTTATATTTAGTTAAATCCATTGTAATAAACGATATATAGATATTCCTTTACACCTTTTATATATAAATATAATTAATATGGATAGTAATCAATCTGGTTTCACACATTTTCCTCGTATACCTACAAATCGCGTAGACAACAATCAACCATCAATTAATGATTTAACATACACGTATCGTAGTTTAACACAAACTATGCGCGACGTGATAATTGGATACAACACAAATATAAATACGTATAACCAAAACATAACTTCGTTTTTATCAACGATAAATGATTATAGACACGATATTCGTACAACACACACACATCTATTAAACGAATCACGCAATTCTCAACAAACCACACCACCAACTACGCCGGTTCGACCTACTCGACCCAGAAATACTAATATGCGACGTAATACACCCACTGAAACACAACCCACATACGGGACTACTCAATCAATGACATTTAGTTCTCCAGAATCATTATTTTCAAATATCTTTACGTTCCCTATAAATACTGGAGCGCGTCGCTACGAAGATGTGATAGTTTCACCAACACAACAAGAAATAGACAATGCGGTAGAGGTATTTGTCTATACTGAAAATAGAATACAACCAAATAGCAGATGCCCTATTACAATGGAAGAATTTACTGTAGGTGACCGTATTTCACGAATACGTTATTGTGAACATATGTTTCGCGAAGACGCCATAAATAATTGGTTTCGATTAAACGTTAGGTGCCCGGTTTGTAGATATGACATACGAGAATATACAAATAATATCACTGATACATCATCTAATAATATCACTGACGTGTCAAACACAATTATGGAGGAAACTGAATCAGAAATAACAAACCAGATAACGAGTGAACTCACTAATTTATTGTCTCAAGCTTGGACCGAACAACTACAAGCTAGAAGAAGCGACATTTCACAAAATTCAATATTTAGGGTTGACATACCAATCACAGTAACAAGTGCGTATGAAAATGAATATGATGAAGACGATGATCTATAGAATAAAAAATACGATATAATACACGGATATATCGCATTTTTACATAGTATGTAACATATACACTATCTAATTTGGTCTAGTAAAGAATGTATCCAAGGTTTGAATACGATTTTTTGTATTGTATATTTTACTAAGAACTTTATCAAATAATAGGATTTTGATCTTCGCACTACACATTTTTTCTTTCTTTTTCATAAATGTTTCTAAGTCGTGACCTTCTGCTTCTAATTTTTGTAAATCTTTATTAAATGTCTTGATTGCTGACTGTTTATTTTGCATAGTCCATATTTGTTCTAATGCCAATCCAAATAATTGTTGAAGTGGTTTCATTAACTGGTTTGTAATGTAGTGAGTATAATCGATTTGTAATTTATTATCTACAATAAATTCTGGTGTTTCTATTTTATCTCCCATTAACGCTTTCGGTTTGTCATTTACAATAAATACAAATTTCATTCTGTCTCCTGGTTTTGGTTTATTTCCTGGGTCACGCTGTCCTATACGGTTTGCCAATACATTATGACCTATTTGATTTGGATTTTTGTAATATCCCTTAAGAGCTTTTGTAATCATGAGTTTATCCATACTTACCTTACCATCAATTAAATTTTGTAACGCAGTTTCTAAATACTTAATGGCATCTTCTACCTTATTGTCTTTCATAAGGATATTTAATATGTCTCCATACACATCCTTTAAATAGTCACACGAGTCACGACGTTTAATAGACAATCCCATATATTTCAGGTAACCTTTATTCGGGTCATCTTCATATAACATACCTACGTATCTCTTTTTAGAAAGCAATATGAAGGGCATAAGAGTCTTCTCATACTCTAAGAACATAGGTGCTTTCAGATAATTACTACATACAACTTCAATATCTTTTGAAATTTCAATAGTGCCTTCAAGTGCTTTTTTACCACGAATCTTCTCTCCAGTTTCTGGGTCTTCAAGATTCAATGTGTAAAATACTGAGTCTGTATCGCCATAAATGTATTCGGCACGACATCTCATTGGACCGTGACATTTTGTATCATACACTAAGTCTCCGTAAATTTCTTCAATCATTCTTCTAGCATACATAATCATCATACGTCCGGTTGCTGTTGTAGATGCTGCAACATCTTTTTCATAAAATGTAGATGTTCTTGCTCCACATTGTCCGTATAACGAATTTGCGGTTACTTTATATCCCAATTGTCGCTTATCCAGAATATTTTGCATAAATGGGTCTTTCTCAGTCTTTATCATTTTTCGGGTGTCTTTTCTGGCTTTTAACAACTCTTCCAAAATAGAAGGCATAATAGACTTTTGATTATCTGGTAACTGAGCCCATCTACACGTCATACGCCCTACCTTTGTCTTTACTTTTCGTGATAAAGGGTTTGACGGATTTCTTAGATACTCATAATTATCATAGTCAATATCAATATATTGATATTCTGGTAAGTTGTCGTATATGAAATTACCATCTTTATCACGTTCACCAGTAATGTGTATTAAATTATCATCTAGGTCATACGTTTTCGTCCATACCTTACTATCGTGAGAATAATTCTGACTAATCATTGAAGACGGATACAATGAAGAATAATCTACACACGCTACTGGATTATCCATATACATAGAGCACTTAGGTGGAAGAACAATCGCTCCTTCATATCCTTCTTCCTTGTATGTCTTTTCCAAGTCAGGCATAAGTGTATTTTTTTCACGGCATTTTTTAGCAACGTAACTAGTAAGCTTGATACCTTGTCCCCTGAATATTAAGAAGTTGATAGGAACGCTACAAATACTAGCCATCTCTGTATATCCAGTAATAACATCGATTTTATTCATTAGATGATGGACGAGATTACAATCTTGAATACAATACTTCGCGACGATTGCTCTGTCGCTGGATGAACCGTTGGCTAATCTGAAAATGTCTTGAGGAGTTACATCATCCTTAGCAGTTCCCCATTTCAGAGATTTTCCACCTTCAATACCTTTCTCGTGATTTGCTATCACAATAATATTAAATGTGCTAGTTTTATCGTTTTCAGTAACCTCTCTTCCAAAATCAATATCCAAAACCTTGAACTTCTGCCCGTTTTTGTAGTAATTTGTAGTGACACCACTAAATTCAATATGGATAAAATCATTTTTGTGTAGACCAGCCAAGTTCTTACTATAAAGTTCGGTAACATCCCCGTATTCTGGATGGGAACAACAAACAACCTTTTTGATACTATCGCTGATATACTGACCCGCAACATCATCCAACTTATACGAAGCCAAATTAAAGTCGCGTCTGAAATACGCATACATATCAATTTGTAATCTACCGGTCATTTTGAAATACCTCAAATCGTAATCTCCACTTGCGATTTGCATTTTGGTGTTCTCAATATTTAATTCTCTGGTATTTCTATCTTCCTTGGCACATATTTCATTGATTTTGCGCGATAATTTTAAGAACTCACGCTCACATTTATTCTCTTGTGCTCTGCGAAACAAGAACTCATAATCAAACCCAAATATGTTGTATCCAATCATAATATCCGGATTTTCATTTTGAATTAAATTGGCCCATTGTAACAATACGTCTTTCTCTGTCTTGGCTGTTTCAATAATAGTACCATCTACGTCGTCACAAGAACCTAGAACAACACAATGATTCATATATGGTTCAGTTTCACCATATTTCATAAATGTAGAACCGATAAATGTAACCTTGTCTCCTTCAAGTGGTGGAAACATTAATGTAATGACTTCGTTGGATAGCTGAATCTTTTCCTCACGGTCATATTTATCACTAAGTAATATGTCTATAATGGTAAACTTTTTGTTGGCTTTTACTTTTTTTTCATACTGTTTATACGTATAACCATTAGCTTCCCCATTATCATTTTGTAACATCTCATCACTGTCCCCACCAGCTCCTTGTGTTTGATATTCTTGATTTATTTTATCAAATATACGGTCAATTTGAAGTATTTTTGAACTCTCCCCAGTTGAAAGGTCATCCTTTGCTTTCTCTATTGGAATTTTTGAAAGGGCATCAATCTTATCTTGGATATATTTTTTTGTGACCTTTGACTTTGGATAGACTAAATCAATATCGTCAAACTTACTAAACCCAAACGCAGCCATTATACATTTTTGCAGTAATACTATGCTATTCGTCTTATCCAAAAATCGTAATTGTTGTAGGAACGCATCAACTAAGTTAGTAGCAAATCGTTTGTAAGTTTTAACTGGAATCGGAAAGTCACCGTGAGAACTACTAGCTTCAATATCAAAACTACATATTTTAAATGGGACACGTGTCTCCTTTTCTGGCATAGGTGTTATATCTTTTAACGAACATTTATATTCATACTTACACGTAGTAGTCGTGACTGGTGGCTTTATCATACGCGCGGTGTTAAATGAGACCCATCCAGATGGGCTTACTGAGTTAACGTGGAAATATCTCAATAAAGGGGGGATATTACTCTCATATAATTCAATCTCTATTTTCTTAGAGACCAAGTTTGTGCGTTTACGAATATTTTCACCAGTTCGCTTATCCACAATATAATCAAACCATAGATTTTTTGTCTTATTCATACTGGTTGTATTTTTGAAGACTAGTTTTATAAATTTGTGCTTGCCTCCACCAGAGAATCCATATAGTTTATGATGGTTTACTAGAGTTGCCGATACAATAGAGTCTTGAAACATTTTGCCAACCTTTTTCTTCAACTCATCCACGAAACAACGTTTATCATATTCCGTCCAATTATCACCTACCTTTACAAAGAAGAAGGGGGTGTAATCTTCAACATATAAACAACAAGTCTCTCCTTTTTCATTTACACCGAACATTTGAATGATGAACGATTTTTCATCCTTCATTGGTCTATAATTATTCTCATTTGAATCATCACTATCCGGCTCATCCACAGAAACTGCTTTGTCTTCATCATAAACATTAAAGTCGAATAAACGAAACGATTTTCGAATACCCATCTTTTTCACTACTTTTGACGACATATTTACGTATGATAGTACCTACTAATTAATATATACCCCTTGGTTTTAGATTTTTTACTTAGAATGTTTTATTTGAATTTAATCAATTTTACAATATATGTAACTAGTAGTATATTGTAAAATGAACTAGTATTTGGACCTGATGCTTCTATTCGATTTTCTGATTTTAGACTTAATATATCCACCGGTGCGGGTGTTGGCCCATTCAGTCATAGCATCTGCGGTTCTATTTCCACCATAGTAATCAGCACGACCGTTCTGTATTTTAAACATTGTTGGGTATCCAAGGATTTCAAGCGGTTCTCCGTTTAATTCACGGTCTTGAATATCTCTAATCTTCGTGTCTTTATCAAAATCCGAATCTTCAATTTCGATTGTTTCAATATTCGCACCTAATCTATTTTTCATTTCATTCCATTCAGGCTTCATTTGGTTGCAATAAGAGCACCAATCAGCATATACGAGAACAATCGCGTTTTTATTCACTTTTTGTGTGTTTGTTCTTTTATTGGTGTTGGACTTAGATCCCTTTTTTTTGTTGGTTTTTGCCTTTGATTTTTTATTATTTTTAGCGGTTTTATTTTTAGCGGTTTTAGTTTGTTTAACTGGTGCCATTATATATTAGGAATAGAAAAAACCGATTGAATATCATCTATTCCTAATATATATTACAATAATTATGAAAAATACTCAACTATTCACAATCATCTTCTTATTGATAGTATTTGTTATTGGATTGTTTGCTACAATGTATTTCAAACCACCTATTACAAATGAAAAAAATGAGATTGAGAACATGGAATCACCACAACAACCTGGTTGCCCTGATATGTTGGTAAAGAAAGGACAATCTTTAGCACTTTATAATACCAAACAACCGGTTAGTGAAGGAAGTAACCCTATTTTATTTCAAAGTTTAGATGATTATATTGATTTTGTAGGAATCCAAGAAAAGAATGGAATTAACTGTCCTATTCTTTATTTACAAGAAGAAGTAAATACACAAGGAGAGAACGTGTACCGTATGCGACCAAGTCCGTTTGACTTACAGGGTGGTTTACCTACGACTACCCATGAAGTAGTAGAAATATCAGACGCAAACCGCAAAAACTACCCATACAATGAGAACAATTATCCCGGATTTGACCCTGAAGGACAATACGTAGGCATTTATACTAATTTAGATGCTATACACGATTCTACTAAACAATCTAGCAATAGTGATAATCCAATGGATCCTAATTGGGGAGGTATAGAATACACTAGAGACGCAGTAAAATCGGGTAAGTATGAAGATAGAGAAATAACTAAGCCCGTATTTGGACGCACAGTAAATACTTCATTTATTCCTGGATTACCATCTAATAGAGAGACACCAGTTGATATTCTTTAATTATACGTTTCATAAACGTAACATATAATTATACGATGGAAGGAGTAGGTTCCGTTTCAGTTACTGGCTTGGTATACAACAAATATTGGCGTATATTTTCCAGAGAAGTTTTGCTAATCTTACGAACTTTTCCATTAGACGTAACCGTTAATGCGTCAATACATTGCGGATTTGATTGTAACTCTTGAATAAAATGGTTGAATGATGTGAAATTACTCATAATAGCCATAGCGGTTACTGAACTAATACCAGGAATCTGACATAGAACAATTTCTCCAATGTTCTCGGGAGTAACGTTTTCTTTCTTTACCTTTTTTACTACAGAACAATAATTACTACCACTTGGTTCTTCTTTGGGTGTATTATTAGTATCTTCTTGGTCTCTGAGACGTAATGTCCCTGCAAAATTTTGTGTTAAGTAGTATGGAATGCGCCCTTTGCCGAATTCTCGCTCTATCTTATCGGCAGTATAAATTAACCATTCAGCAGTTTCATCAACCGTTGACGTTTTATATAAGCTAAACCCTTTGAAAAAATGTAAGGATGTCATTGAAGAATATACTATTTTTTTCTCAAGAGGTGTTCTTAATTGTGAAAATAATCCTTCTAATAAATATACTACAGAATGCAATGGATATCCAGACGAATGTATTAGTCTATATGATTGTTCTTCATATCTACCATCTTTAATGGATGCTAATAAATCGGTATACGTTTTACGCTCGATTAACATCACCTTCTTCCCTTCATCAGTTTCAAGCACAATATCTCCTAGCGGGAGAACTTGTTTCTCTAAAATAGCAAATGATGGAGTTTTTAAACTACTAAGTCTTGCGTCCAATCTATCATATAATGCGTGTTCTCGTTCGTCAACAATTATCTTCATGATAAGAATATAATAAGTATATAAGAATTATTATATTGTTTTAAAAAGATTACTTAACGCCAAACCATAGGACTGACTCCAATAGGACGGGAAACCTTAACATTGGGGTGAGTAGTTGTAGCAACTCTCTTTAATCCATAACTTGAAAAACGAACGCCTAAAGCATTAGCTCCACCAATGTGAATTGCGGCGTATGCGTCTTTTCCGACTTGGTGGGGAAGACCGGCCTTCTTACTTCCACCCTCAGAACTTTGATTTGTAATACTGGCCGCAGCCGACACTTTTTTAGTAGCACTTAATACCATAATTATATATTTACTAAATATTTTTATTTGTTATTTATTAAATATACTCTAAACGCATTCGATTAATTTGGCATACCTGTTGGTTTTTTGAGGAAAACTAAGTTTTGAGATGTTTTCTTTAAAGCAATACTAACAGATGCTTCACGACCAATTTGATAAGGAAGACCAGCCTTCTTAGGTCCTCCTCCTGAGTTTTGATTAACAATACTTGACTTGTAGGTTGTTCGTTTAGAACCACTTAATACCATATTTTATATATTTACTAAATATTATATTACGCCACAATATAATATATTAAAACCATATAAACCTATCGTAACGTATATTGTTATAACATTCATTTTATTACCAGTTAAGAATAAAATGAATACAGATGAAGATATCCGAGTTGAAAAGAACGCAAATGGCGTAGAATCATACGTGTTTGACCCATATAATTCTGTTAATAAAGTGATTACTGACGATGAAATAAAAGGCATTTTATCAAATTATGGAATAAATGCCAACATTTATAATTCTATGTTATATAAACGTGCATTCGTACATCGCTCTTATATTAAACGTCCTGATATTGAAAACGAATACAATAATATTACAATAGTTTCTCAACCAGATAATTGTTTACCTCTATATACTAAATCAAATGAGCGATTAGAGTTTGTAGGAGATGGTATATTAGAGTGTATCACTAAATATTACCTATATAAGAGGTTTCCAAAAGAGAATGAAGGATTTATGACAGAAAAAAAGATTGCTCTTGTAAAGAACGAGGCAATTGGAAGAATAGCATATGAAATGGGATTACATAAATGGTTAATTTTGTCTAAGCACGCAGAAACAAAGCAAACAAGGACTAATTTAAAGAAATTAGGGTGCCTATTTGAATCGTTTATTGGAGCAATGTTTTTAGATTTCAACAAAATCTCAGTAAAAGATGATGAAAATTGGTTTAAAGATTTATTTGTTACTGGTCCAGGATTTCAAATGGTCCAAGTATTTGTAGAATCTGTATTTGAAAAACACGTTGATTGGATCAGTTTAATTAAGAATGATGACAATTACAAGAATATTTTACAAGTGAAAATCCAGAAGGAGTTTAAGGTAACACCGCATTATATGGAAGTAGAAGAACATAATCCAGATACAGGATACCATATGGGAGTGTATCTATGTCTCGGACAACCTATTCATAGTGTAAAATTAAATCAATCCATTCCTATTACAGAATTTAACAAATATACAGATATTCATCAACATATGTCTCAATACAATCGTATTTTTGTATTTATGGGAGAAGGTGTTCATAAGATAAAGAAGAAGGCGGAACAAATTGCTTGCGAAGATGCGATTCGAAAATTAAGCCATTTTTAATATTTACTTTGATTGATAAAAACAAAATAAATATAATTTGTAATGTTACTATATACATAAATACGGTATGAGTATTCCAAATACATATTTAGAACTATTACAAACAAAGGTAATGCCAAATACCCAAGAAGAAATAAAAATAAGGTTTAACAATAGACAACAAATACCGATTTCTAATTCTATCGAAGATATTGAAAAACTTAATGTCGATGAACCCTCGGTATCTAAATCATTTACTATTTTAGATAAACGACGTAGTTCTACAGTAAATCGTGATATTATTCTTGATAAATTACGAAAACAAGACGTATTTCCGGTAAAACCCCGCCCAAGTGATATTAATAAGAATTTATATGTTCCCAAAGATATCCCAGAACCAGTATTAATAGATAATCAGTCTCCAACTAAATTAAGTTCAGATATTGTAATCGCAGGACCAATTGAAGAGGAAAAGATAGAAGATGTAGATATAACTGAAGAAAAAGAGGGGGAGATTTTTGATATACCTTCTCAAAAAGAGACAATTATGCTGCCAGAAGAAGAACTTCAGACTATCACTCAATTAACTGAATTAGAAGAACCAGCTAAATTTGTAGAAGAGGTTCAAGAAGAAAAGGTGGATGAGATAATCAAAGAAACCAAAAAACGTGGAAGAAAACCAAAGAAAATTGTATTAGAACAATCCGAAGAACTACCTGAAGTTGATTTAACAACCGCTATTATACGCACTCAAAAGGTAGCTGATAGATTACCCAAAGAGCGTGAGAAGAACATAATCGTTGCTCCACCATATTATATGAATAACCGTAAAATATTTATTCAGAAATTAAACAAAATGCTTCAACCTAGAGAACAAGAGTTACTTGATTCATCTGAATCAGTTAGTTGTGATTCTAGAGGTGCGTCTGAAGAGTTTTCACTGTTATCTCATCAACGTATTGTTCGTGATTACTTAAATTTATATACCCCTTATCGTGGATTACTTCTATATCACGGTCTCGGTTCAGGTAAAACATGTACTTCTATTGCTATTGCTGAAGGTATGAAAAGTAATAAACAAGTATTTGTTCTAACCCCCGCTTCTTTAAAAATGAATTTTTTCAGTGAAATGAAGAAATGTGGGGACGACCTCTATAAAAAGAATCAATATTGGGAGTTTATTTCAATTGAAGGAAATCCTGAATATTTGACTGTATTATCAAAGGCATTATCATTACCAATTGATTATGTTCGTAAAAATAAAGGTGCCTGGTTAGTAAATATAAATAAGGAGCCTAATTTTGCTGAGTTATCTTCTGATGAAAAAACATCAGTGGATTTACAATTGAATGAAATGATCCGTTCAAAATACAAGGATATAAATTATAATGGGTTGAATATGAACATATTAAATAAATTAACGGATAATCAGACACGAAATCCATTTGATAATGCGGTAGTGGTTATTGATGAAGCTCATAATTTTGTAAGTAGAATTGTAAATAAAATCAACCAAAAGACTTCTATTTCCTATATTCTGTATGACTACTTAATGAAAGCCACGAATGTAAGAATCGTATTACTATCCGGAACACCTATTATCAATTACACAAATGAAATCGGTATTTTATATAATATTTTACGTGGATACATAAAGACCTGGAATATGACAGTTAACGTCCAGACTTCTCAAAAGGTAGACACAAGTGCCATATTAGATATGTTTGACAAAGCCGGATTAAAAACTCACGATTTTGTAGAATACAGTGGAAATAAATTGACAATCACCCGCAATCCATTCGGATTTGTTAATACAAAGAAACGAGGAGCATTAAAAGGAACTCAAAAGCGCGTTGTTGCTGATAAACCAAAAACCCGTAAACTGAAAGGAGGAGCATCTGGTGAAAGTTTTCAGAGATACGATGGAGTAAAGTTGGACGAAAGTGGTAATTTAAATGACGCTGATTTTTTGAAAAAGATATTACATATATTAAATAAGAACGGGTTGGACGTCCAAGAAAAAACAATAGAAATAAAGTTGAATAAATGTCTTCCTGATGTAAAAGAAGACTTTTTGAAAACATTTGTAAACGAAGATACAGAACAAGCACAAAATATTAATTTATTCCAGAGACGTATATTAGGATTAACATCATATTTCAGAAGCGCACAAGAAAATTTATTACCATCCTATGTAAAAACCGAAAATGGCGATAATTATCACATTGTTTATAATGAAATGTCCGACCATCAATTTGGGGTCTATACAAAAATCCGTAAAGAAGAGGCCGATAGAGAAAAGGCAGCAAAAAAGAATAGAAAGAAACAACAAGACAAGGAAGATTTATTTAATATTTCATCTACTTATCGTATTTTCTCTCGTGCGGCTTGTAATTTTGTATTTCCCGATGAAATTGAACGCCCTATCCCTACTAAGAATATTGATAAAATGGATGAGAATGATATGGATGTAGTTCCAGACGCGGCTATACAAGAAACTGACCCATATGCTAACATTGATGACAAGGTTGACGAAGGGTCTAAGATAGATACTGAAAACTATGCGAAACGTATAGAAAATGCCCTCTTAAAATTAAATACTATTGACAATGATACCGGAAAACATAAATATTTGACTGGTGATATGTTACAACAATCAAGTCCTAAGTTTTTACAGATATTAGAGAACTTGACAAATCCAGATAATATAGGGTCGCATCTGATTTATAGTCATTTTAGAACGATGGAAGGTATAGGTATTCTTCGTCTAATTTTGTTAGCAAATGGATTTGCTGAATTCAAAATACGAAAAAACGCAGATGATTGGGAAATAGTAGAGGATGAAAAAGATGCAGGAAAACTAAAATTTGTTTTATATACAGGAACTGAAACTCCAGATGAAAGAGAAATAATACGTAATGTATATAATGGTGCGTGGGACCTTGTTCCGGTAAATATTTCTAATAAATTAAGAGAACAACACGAAAACAATATGTATGGTGACGCGATTAAAATCTTTATGATTACTTCCTCAGGTGCGGAAGGTATTAATCTAAAGAATACCCGATACGTCCATATTGTAGAGCCCTACTGGCATATGGTTCGCCCAGACCAAGTGGTTGGACGTGCTAGACGTATATGTAGTCATCAAGATTTACCAGAAGAATTACGCACAGTCCAAGTATTTTTTTATGTAACTAAGTTCAGTAAAGAACAGAAAACTGACGATAAAAATATTGAAATACGCATTCGTGATGTTAGTCGAATAGATAAAGCGACCCCTGTTACAACTGACGAAACATTATATGAGATAGCAAGCATAAAACAGCGAATTAATAATCAAATCTTACAAGCGGTAAAAGAAACGGCTATAGATTGTAATATTTATGCGAGAACCGCTAAGTCAAATGATAATCCAATGGTGTGTTATGGATATGGTAAAATAGAATCGAATGTTTATTCATCATACCCTTCATTTGAAATGGATAAGATGCAAAAAGAAGGCTTAGATGTAGCCAAACTAGAGTGGGACGCTCAGAAAGTAAACATTCAAGGAACTGATTATGCGTTAAAGAAGGATACTATGGAGTTGTACGATTATAAAAGTTATAATGACGCACTATCTAATCCAAATATGGAACCTAAGCGGGTTGGGAAACTAGTAAAGGTCGACGGTAAATTTAAAATTGTGATGTAATTTCAAGATAATATTATATTTTTTAGAAATATGTAAAAATATAATAACGTGTTCATCAATCTAAAACCCTATTTTTTTAATTATTAAATGGCACGTTAATGGTTGTATTAATGAACCAGACGATTCATCTACTTTTAATCCTCCGGGAGGTGACCCAACTGGGTTATTGATACTTAATATAGAATCAGTTCCACTTGGGGTAGTAATAATTGACATACCAACTAAACCTCCACCACCAGATTTACCAACAACTGTTTGTATAAGTTCATTACCATTTAAAACAACTATTAATTCACCTGCGTTACTGGTTGTTACTTGGAACGTTATTTCAAAAATACTATCGGGTGGTAATACAAACTCATTTGGACTTGTTCCTTCTTTACGTTGTATGAGACCAAATGGGTTGACTGTTGGACTAGGGAAATTTACAGATTCACCTGGACCAATATCATCTGGATTATCATTTATACCACTTTGGCTCATTTGTCCGTAAAAATCAGCAAAACTAGAGGCAAAACTTGGACCTGTAGGGCCTATATCTCCCTTTGGACCGGTTGGACCAATTTCTCCATCATCACCTTTTTCTCCAGTAGGACCAATTTCTCCATCATCACCTTTTTCTCCAGTAGGACCAATTTCTCCATCATCGCCTTTTTCTCCAGTAGGACCAATTTCTCCAGTTGGTCCAGTAAAACCAGTATCGCCTTTTTCTCCAGTCGGTCCATCACGCCCAGGTTCACCACAATCCCCTGTAGGACCAGTATCCCCTTTATCTCCAGTAGGGCCAGTAGAACCATCATCGCCCGTAGGTCCAGTATCACCTTTCTCACCATCACATCCTTGTTCGCCAGTATGACCTGTAGGTCCAGTATCTCCTTTCTCACCCGTATAACCGGTATTACCCTTCTCACCAGTAGGTCCTGTATCTCCATCGCGACCATCACACCCATCACGTCCATCACACCCATCGCGACCTCTTGAACCAGTTGGACCAACCGGGCCTTCCTCTCCTTCCTCTCCATAAGGTCCAGTAGGTCCAATATCACCGTCACATCCATTTCGTCCATTATATCCATCTTTACCATCTTCACCGTCTTTACCATCTTTTCCATCTTTTCCATCACGACCATCATTTCCGTCGATACCATCAATTCCATCACATCCATCTTTTCCATCACGCCCATCACGTCCATCTTCACCATCTTTTCCGTCTTTACCATCGCGACCATCCATACCGTCACGACCATCGCAACCGTCGTGTCCGTCCTCTCCATCACAGCCATCGCGTCCTGGTCTACCATCTTTCCCGTCTTCGCCATCTTTCCCGTCTTTACCATCACGACCATATTTCCCCACTTTTACAACTTTTTTACATCCACTATTGCGTTTATTTCTTGAGTAACAATAGTTACATTCCCTATGAGAACCTTCATCACACGTACAATACGAATCATCACAACCTGTCATATATAACAATTTATATATATATATATCATATATAAACAGTATAGTTTATACTAAATTATTAATCATTAGCATATATGCTCTGTAGATTACAGAATACGGTTACATATTATAGAAGTAATATACAATTTATACTTTCTATTCTTATTATTTACAAGGTCTAATTTTAATAATAATACATTTTTCTTCAGTATTATAACATTTACTAGACTTACATTTACTTCTTTTTTTTTGACATTTATCTTGATTTCCGCACTTGTAACATTCTTTTACGGGTTTACATTTTTTTGGTTTATTACATCTGCGACATCGGCATGGGGACGAATATGTCTTTTCGCTTTTTTCTGAAACATAAGAATAACGGTCATCGTCTGAATCTTCAATTGAATATTCGTCAAAGGAATAATATTGTTTTGGCATATTATATAGTAAAAATATATAATAACCTAAATAGACTGCATATATCATATTGTGAATTAATATTGTGAATATAAAATTACAATATTAATAATACTGATTAGAAAGTTTTACGTTTAATCTCACCTTGAGATAATACATACCAGTGATCCTCTACGTAATCAACAGATGTGAAGTAATCAATAAATTTGGCATTTACCATACCTTCACCATCCTTGAACTTAACAACAACAAAAGGGTTTGTCATGTTTCCATCTTTATCTTGATAAGAAGCGGTATAACTCGCACTTAGAACTTCACGCTCTTTGATCTCACCGTGAGTATCTACTGCGTAGACAGTTCCATCAGCATTAGTAAATATGGATATTAAAGGACGTTTACCTCCTTTAAGAATATCAATGATAGACGTATTTAATTGTGGGTAATTATCACTATTTAGAGGAATAGGAGTAGGGGTAGCCATTGCTATATATATCCATAGTATATTTTTCTAAATCTATTATAGACTAATGTATATTCCTCAACGTTACATACCAGCTACTTTATCAAAACAAGATAAAGAAAAACAACGTAAAAATATACTAAAATCGCGTAAGCTTTATCAAAAAGATAAATACTTTACACGCCCAAAAGTTGCTTCGTTCAAAACAAAACCTTCCAATCATGTAAAAACCGCAAAAAAACTGTATGGTATTTCTACAATAAAGCCATCTAGAAAACTAGCTATAAAAACTGGTTGCTCTAAAAAAACTCTTACTTCAATTGTAGACAAAGGGCGTGCTGCGTATTATTCTGGTGGGTCTCGTCCAAATCAAACCCCCGATTCGTGGGGTATCGCAAGATTAGCAAGTGCTGTTACTGGAGGAAACGCAAGTATAGTCGATTATCATTTACTACATTCCGGGTGTAAGCCTAATAGTAAAGCCCTTAAACTTGCTTCTAAAACATGTCGTAAAAAAGGAAAATGTAAAAAATATACTATGAAGAAACATTCTAAAAAATAGATATAATTCAAATAAAATATAAAAACAAACGCATAATACTAATTATACTAGTAGGACCATGAATGAAGAAAATAATGTATTAACTATAAAAACCGTTCAGATTCAGCCTATACGAAATATGATTACTGCGATTAAGGATATCTTAACAGATGCTACTATCACTTTTACTAAAGATGGTATGAAGATTATTAATTTTGATAAAACACATACTATTCTGGTAAATGTATTGTTAGACGCTAGTAAATTCGAAAAATACGATTGTCAACCGGACAAGATTATTGTATGTGCGAATACACTGCATCTATTTAAAGTGATTTCAACTATGTCAAATGATGACACTTTATCAATGTATATTGATAAAGCAGACTATCACGATGGTATAGTTTCTCATTTGGGACTTCAATATGATAATGGAGATATTAAACAATGTTATAGTCAAAAACTACGATTGATTGAACCAGATACGGACGAACTCTATATTCCGAACGTTGAATATTCGACAGTCATAAATCTACCCACGTCGGATTTTCAAAAGATTATCCGTGATTTAAATAGTATTTCTGACCGTATTGAAATTAAATCGGTCGGAAGTGACCTTGTATTTTCGTGCGAAGGTAGTTTTGCTAGTTCACGAATTTTTAGGTCAGAGTCCAAAGATAATATGAATTTTATTCAAAAGTCCGATGATTCTGTTATTTATCAAGGCGAATTTTCACTAAAGAGTCTTTCTCATTTTATTAAATGCACTCCTTTATGTAGTCATCTTGAGATGTATCTTGGTAATGATCTACCATTGATTATTAAATATGACGTTGCGTCACTTGGTAGCATAAAGCTGTGTTTGGCAAACTTGCCTCCACTATAAGTTGTATAAATTGAATACCATATTTTATGTATGTTATTCAAACTTGCGTAATACCTATTGAAACATAACCTTCATATACTCTATATGAAAACTATTTTAGTAACTGGCGGTGCCGGATTTATAGGTTCTAATATGTGTGAACGATTACTAATTGATGGAAATTATGTGATATGTATAGATAACCTTTATACTGGGAATTTAAATAATATATCTCATTTATCTGAAAATCCAAACTTTAAATTTATAAATCACGATATAATTGAACCCTTAATTCTAACAGACCACAAAATAGACCAAATATACAATTTTGCGTGTCCTGCTTCTCCTCCAAAATACCAAATAGACCCTATTTACACATTAAAAGTGAATTTTCAAGGTATATTAAATTTGTTAGATTTATCAAAGTATCACAATGCTACTTTACTGCAATCATCTACATCAGAAGTATATGGCGAACCTGAAATAACCCCACAACAAGAAGAGTATCGTGGAAATGTGAATACAATTGGTATTCGTAGTTGTTATGATGAGGGTAAACGAGTGGCTGAAACTCTAATGATGGATTACCACAAACAATACAATGTAGATATTCGCATTGTCCGCATTTTTAATACTTATGGCCCAAGGATGGATAAAGACGACGGCAGAGTTGTATCGAATTTTATAAATCAAGCATTAAATAATGAAAATATTACATTATATGGTGATGGTAGTCAAACTCGTAGTTTTTGTTATATTGAAGACCAAATGAATGGGTTAATCAAACTAATGAATTCAGATTATATATATCCTGTAAATATTGGAAATCCATATGAACTAACTGTCAAAGAATTAGCAGATGTTATTATTAAATTAACAAAATCAAATTCAACACTCATATTTTGTCCGTTACCGTCAGATGACCCAACGAACCGCAAACCAGATATTCAAAGAGCGCAATCCGTTCTAAATTGGAATCCAGAATATAACCTAATAGATGGTATAACAAAAACTATTGAATATTTCAAGAATTCGAATAACTAAGTATGTTATGAATAATACGTAGTTATTATACAGATGGTATATGCTTTTCAATAATTTCAACACGTTTTTCCCATGTGCAGTTCTCAATATACTCTTGTTGATTTGTTAGTAGCTTTTGATTGTATTCACTATAGTAATTATTTATTAAATCTACTGTTTTCGTTACAAATTGTCGTGTATAACTTTCGGGGATTTGATTGATTTGGATTGGGTGTCTGACAATTTCATCTGTAACGATTTCTTCGTGAAGAACGTCAACATGAGGATTATATAAGTTAGCGAAACCATTAGATGTTTCAGGTATAGCGCCTAATTCCGATGAAATTATATTACATCTATGTGCCATTGCTTCCAATATGGAAGTACAACACGTCTCAGCATATGTGTTTGGATAAAATAGTATCATTGACGATTTAATATGTTCGAATAATATTTTCTGTGGTACAGAACCATAAAAATCAATATCAGGGTCGTCTATTAATAATTGGTATATTTGATGATAATATATATCCATTTCCGTATGATTTAGTTCTGTTATATCTGTAATTGGAAGATACACTGTTTTATTTTTCTCAACCTCACGAGAAAAACATGAAAAAACCTTTAATTTTATATCGGGAATATACTTCTTTACTAATTGGAATAGATGATACGCAATAATTAACCCACGAAAAGGAGTACTATAATAAATCATTATTTTTTCTTTTTCAACAAACTTCAATTCGTTCAAATTAATCAATGGAGATATGCCATTTGGCATAGCGATACATTTATTATGGTCGAGTTTATATTGTTGTATAAATCTATTCTTCTGCCAGTCACTTACAAAGATGTATTTATCAAATGGATATTGAATAACCTCATTTGTTATATATGCAACATCTGTGTTATGATGCATTGCGTTCCATAGTTGAATATTTGGATTAATATTTGTTAAAAATTCCTTACTTAGTGGACATTGACCTTGAAAAATAATAATGTCAGGACATATTGTTTTTATAAGATCCGGTTGTAATGGATAATATTGTAAACTATTATGGATCATTTCGCCTGCGTCCGCTCCTGTCATGACACTAATGTTATATTTTTTGGATAACACATTTGATATACTATAAAATGCGGATTCTGTTCCTCCTAACGCACGTTTATTTATAGTATTGTAATCCCATTCAGCATAATCAATGAATAGAATTCTTTTCCTAGGTAAAGTTAATGGAAGAGCATTATGTAATTTTAAAATCATCTGTTTATGAAAACTATGCATCTCTTGAATGTTAATCGTATCATTTACTATCGTAGAGTAAGGTTTAATGATAGTATCGGTAATGTTATACTTATCTATATGTATTTGAATTAAATCCTGTTTATATTTATTGTCATTTTTGTCATAAATAGTTTCATTTGTATACTTGTAGGATACACTATCTTCATTTGCCGCATTATAAAGGTATATATATGGATCTGAAATATGTGTAATATTAAATTGTGGATTTTTGTCTTCTTTATAAAGTAGAACTGTCATCATAAAATCATCATAAGTATACATTCGTTCGTCATATAACTGAATGTATTTGGATAATAATTTTCGGTTAACACATAATAATCTACCTGGAGTTGCGAGTGTCGTATTAAACTCTTCGTCCAGACGATGTATAGATTTACATTCCTCTATATTGTAATGGAAATGTAACCTATATATACTGATTGAATCATCTGATTGACCCTTTAATTTACGATAGTTACAATCATTATTTATACAAATCTTCGTATTTCCATATAATGAAATCACATCACTATTTTCAGCGGTACGAATATTATTTATTCTCTGTATAGCATTCGGAAAAAGGAAATCGTCACCATCTAACATAATTAAATTATCATACCGATAATCCTTGTAAAATATGTTTAATACCGAGTTATGACCTTTACCCGGAGAACCGTTTGATTCTGTTCTTATTATTTTTCTTAATTTTGTATAATTATTCTTACCAAATTCATACATAACATCTTGATAAAACTCTTCGTTCAACGTATTTACTATAATCATTATTTCATAGTCATCAAAACCATTCTGATTGATAACACTAAGGAAAGACTCCTTTAATAGTCGAACATTACTAGAACATAAAATACCAACTAAGTATTTTACCATTATATAAATAATATAATAATTATTATTTATACCCTATTTTTACCATATATTATCATTCATTCTTTTGTAGTATAATTCACAGTTATGTTCGGACGGGCTCCAACAAGTAAAAAAAGTCTCTGAGTACCATTTCCTTACACTATCATCTTTATAAATTTTATATTTTTCATCTGATAATTGTATATTTGTACCAACATGGTAATATTTATAAAATGGAAATGCTGTCACTATATCGCGTTTATTTGTTACACGATAATGGGTAAGATTTGTGGTTTCTTCAAATGATTTTTTCCATTCATAATTACCTACACGTGGGCTCGCAAAAGAAACTACATTTACATTATTTACAACCCTACTAGCTAACATATATCCAAACAATGTTGATAATGCTCCACCTAAACTATGCCCGGTAACATAAATATCATAATCTGGATGTTCTTCTAAAATCAGGTTGATGTTTTTGACTAATTCTTCATATACAAAATTCGAGGTAAGTTGTGTGTAAAACCCACTATGAACGTAAATATTATCTTTCAATTGTTGTTTGAATACCATTAAATCATAATACCAATCCAACATAGATTCACTACCGCGAAATACTACAGTTATTCTCTTTTTTCCTTCACTTACAGCAATTCCGACCTGAATATCTGTTTCAGGGTCATTTATAAATTTATATAATTTTCCAGTTGGAACATTATCCGAGATTTCAACTAACACCTTTTTTTTTACTGAATCCATTTCTAAATTTTCAAATTCGTGCCCTTCTTTCAATTCAGATACAAATTCTTCTACCGTTTCTTCTTTATTTTCTAATTCAAAATTCTCACCATAATTGTATACTAATAGAGTTGCACGTAATAAATCCATCATTGTATGATGAGATATACTAGTTTTTTCTTCAGACATTCTTATACATTGGACTTACAAAACATTTTATACAGAGATTATTTTAGAATTTGTAATCATAACCTTTCCAATTATATCTGTTTTTTCTACATTTTTGACAGAAGCATATATTACTTCCAAATTTCGTTGTGATTTATATTTTGAATGTTCTTTACATACAAGAGCCCCTTGTGTTATTATCTGACGAAGTTGTTTTTTTGAAAAGGTTATATCATCTGGTATAATCGCAATAACGTGCCCGGATGGCTCATTGTTAATATGGAACCATAAATCATTTTCCTTTGAATTATCTATTATTTCAAAATTATCACTCGCGTGTTTACCTATAATATATTCGATATCGTCACCTAACGCAGCAATATATCTACGAATTGTCTTCATAATTATTGTTTATTTCATTACAAACAATAATATTAGTAGTATCAATTTTTACATCTAAAATTCTGGTTCGTGTTTCTTAAATAGACACCCTTGTTGTTGAAGATTTGGTATATTAGAGATAATATTAGGGTCTTGTAGGGTGGAAACATCTAACCATATTTTTACTATACAAAAGTTTTTTTTGGGTGAAACGGTGATACCATTTACGTGTTTACTATGTGAAGTGTCTTTACATATAGTCTCTCCAGTAATCATGTAAAATAATTTTTTCCATACGTCAGCAACAAATCGGTTTGAAATCTTATATGAAAAACAACCACCATTTCGGTTTCGTGGGTCTTCCCACATGGGCGTAATACCTTCCCGCATTACAAACAACATACAATTTTTTAATACATTATCATGAATAATTTGATTCAGTAAGATAACTTTTTCGGCATTATCAATACTACTCATAATTGCTGAGTAACTTGATACATCCCAGTTTTTGTCGTGTGGTAAATGGTAATATAATTTCCATTTATCATTTAACATATGTTGGTGGGATTGAATACTCACTGTATCCATAGTTACGCCCGTAATATAGTAGGAGAAAAATCTTTATATTTATTTGTTATATTTATTCATTTTTGATGACCTTATATGAATTCTCTGACAACAATACCGATTGAGAATATGAAAGTGTAATCATATTTACATTATTGTCCATCAAATTAACAGTATAATTTTCATCAAAAATAACTTCTTTATCTTGATATTCCAAGTATCTCTTAATAAAAAGAGGGGATAATATTATATTGTCAGTAAAGTATAGGTCTTTGTCTAATTCTATTACTATTCGGTCCTTCATTTTGGGATGAGTGTATTCAATAGTTAAAAATTGTGATTTCACGCGAGTATTGGAATAGGTTGTGTTCTCTGTATTTTTATTGAATGATTTATTAAAGACTCCTTCATCTAATTTCATTGTAACCATTGTTTCAACTACATTGTCATCACATTTCGCAATTGACGTTGCCATCTTTCCGAAGTAGGAAATACAGTCATTATAATAATCCTTTTTACTCACATCCGGAGTGGTATGAGGGTTGATATGTTGATAATTTTCTAAATATATAGTTTTATTACCTGTGAATAAAGTTTGATCGTTATTTAATAGTATAGATATACATACCCAGTTATTATCAAATGGTTCGATACGATGTTCGTTATAAATAGCCTTTACTTTATCAACTTTGTATGATGTAGTGTCTACTGTATTTTTTACAACATCAAAATTATTATATAAATAATTTCCACATTTAGACACTCCTGTTTTTACATCTACATATATCAAAAACAATTTGGTTACGATTGGCATATAGTCAATATTGCGGGTTTGATTTATCACGTTATTAGTTGATTGCACGAGATACTCTACATTTGTAAATAATACCGCGTTTAAAAAGTGATATGTGGTTGAAATCCAATCCATTTCTAATAAAAATAGAGATTTATTTTTATATTCTTCATCGAAATAAATAATAAAGATTTTACATAAATATATCTATATTATTTAACTATGATGACTGATACACGGGGATTATTTGTATTTCATCGTGACTTTCGTATTTCTGATAATGTTGCATTAAATAATGCTGGGGTCGTGTGCAATAAATTATATACGTGTTTTATATTCACCCCAGAACAAGTGACTAATAATAAGTATAAATCTGATAATTCAGTACAGTTTATGATTGAAAGTCTAAACGACTTGGCCGTTGATATTAAAAAAAATAGCGGAGAATTACTATGTTTTTATGGTGCACAGACAATTATATTGAAACAACTGATTGAAGAACTCAAAATTACTCATCTATTTTTTAACGATGACTATAGTCCATATGCTATACAGCGTGATAATGAAGCAAAACAACTATGTAATAAATTACAAATAGAATGCCAAACTTATCCAGACTATTATTTATATGAACCTGGAACGGTCTTAGTTGAAAGTTCAAAAAACGCCTATAAAAAATATACACCTTTCTATAATGCTGTTTTAAATAATCGTGTTTCAAAACCAATAAATGTTACTTCATTTCCATTTTCAACATCGAGTAAAAAATTAAAGTATAAAATAACATTGAGAGACGCAATGAAACAATTTGTAAAAGTAAATGACAATATATTGGTCCGTGGGGGTAGAGTACATGCACAGGAAAAGTTAGAAAATGCGTTATTAAAGCAACGTGACTATGAATCAACCAGAGATTTCTTTACAACTAAAACTACTCATTTATCTGCTTATATCAAGTTTGGTTGTGTATCTATCCGTGAAGTATATCACGCGTTTAAGAAAAAATTTGGATTAAATCACGGATTAATTAGAGAACTTATATGGAGAGAATTTTTCGCACACGTGTTATATTGTTATCCTGAAGTAGTAGGAAAGTCATATCAAACTAAGTTTCGTTCATTGAACTGGAGCCAGAACAAGACCAATATTGAGAAATGGAAAACTGGTATGACAGGATACCCTTTAGTAGATGCTTGTATGCGTGAAATGAATACTACTGGTTATATGCATAATAGAGGACGTATGACTACTGCTAGTTTTTTAATAAAGACATTACTTATTGATTGGCGTGTTGGAGAACAATACTTCGCACAACAATTAACCGATTATGATATTGCTTCTAATAATGGTAATTGGCAAGGTATTAGTGGAACAGGAGTTGATATGAAACCATATTTTCGTGATATGAACCCTTGGATACAAAGTTATAAATTTGATATTAATGCTGAATATATTAAAAAATGGGTTCCTGAATTAGAAAAAGTAGATGCATCAGATATTCATAATTGGAATGAAACATATAACAACACAAAATATAAAGATGTCAATTATCCAAAACCGATAGTTGATTATTCAAAACAAAAAGAAAAAATGTTAGAAATGTATAAATCCGCATAAAATAATAATCAATTGTGAAATTATTATTTTACCAAAGTGAAAAAATGTGATACATCGCCAGTAAAGTAGTCTGAACGACTAATCCAGAGACACCATCGGTATACATACTTCTTGCCACTCCTAATTTATCGTAGTAATGTGTTACTAAGTGAGGAAATAAATTACTCCATTTCATTATGAAACCATATAACGCACTAATAATAAATGACAAAATCATAAATTTACTAACATAAGCTATGTCAAAAATACTTTTTGGAAAATTCATTATAGATAAAATAATAGGCTGGGTTGTAGCGCCTACAAACCCGGCGATTAGCGCAGCGGCTAAAATAGTGTGTTGTTTAAAATATGGAATTAAATATTCTACGAAATCCATTTGAAAATACTTGGGTAGTTTTTCATAATTAAGAGACATAAAACGCAATACAACATCCCACAATGCCGTAACAATAAATGTTAATATTATTAGTTTATAATCCATATAATATTACTTGGGAAATTTATTCAAAAAATGTAGAAAGTAGAAGTAATCCACCAGTTGCGGTTACATTTTTGATAAAGCCATAATATTGACTTTCACTTGATGGGAAATGGTAAATCAGTGTAGCTAAAACAGTAAATATTGCCAATCCTATACTAGAATAATACGCATAATCATTGTATGTATTTGTGTATAGGGAGAACATAATGATAATTGGTGCTAATATTTCTAGCAAAACAACCCCGGATATAGCTAAATCATAAAATATACTAGGCAACTTTTGTAAGAAAAACATATTTTGAAACCCTTTTACGGTAGATGAATAATTTACAACCTTTGATATACCTGCTAAAAAATACATCAATAAAATAAAAAACGCATAGACTAAGAGTTTCATTATATAGATAAAATGGATATAAAAATCATATGGTTTGGAATACACATTCATATTTCATAAATACATAACTTTATGAAATAGTTATCAAACTTTGTTATACACAAACAAATAAGTAAATATTATATCAAGTATAAACCCAGATATGCTGAATAAATATAAAAGATATTCTAATTTGGTTTTGTTCTTAATGTTGTAAAAATAAAATACCAGTAAACCAAAAAATGGTATAGCTAAAATATCACCAATATTACTTATGGATGTATCCATTATATTTTATATTGATATTAAATATCTAGTGAAATAGTGTTTTTGCTTGAAGAATTCTTCTTACGAGCACGCTTAGGCATATTTGTATTTTGCATTCCATTCAATGATGAAATGGAAATTACAGAATCTTCGTCATTAGAGATACCTTGAGATGTTGGTTGAGGTTTTTCGTGAATATTTACATTACGGGTTTTCAACCCAGATAAGATGTTGTCAATATCACTTGATTGAGGTCCCTTCATTTCTTGTCTCTGGACTGGAGGTCGCATACTTCTGGGAGGTTCATTTACATTCTGCTGTGAATTCATATCTACACCCTGCTCTCTAAACATAGTACCACGACTTGCGTTAATGTCAGGTCTATTAGAAGGGGCTTCATTTGAATAATTCATTCCAGGTCTTGGTTGAGGAGGCATATTTTGTGTTTCAACAGGGGCTGGTGGAGGAGGACCACGTGGCTTATTACCCGCATCTTGCATAAAATTATTTGCCATTGCAAATCCAGGAGAGTCTTGGCTCATACTACTCACAGTTGCGTTAGTAAACATCTTCATCAATTCAGGACTCTGTTTTATAACATCATTAAATGCTGGAGTAGCACTCGATAGAGCCTTGTTTGAAAAGTTCAAAACCGCACCACTAAACCCAATACGAAGAAGAAGAGATATTTCAGGTGCTAGCTTTCCACCCTTATACTTGTCGTGAAGCTCAGTGAATATCTCTTCATAACTATCAATATCCTCGTTAATTTGCTCTCCCCATCCATCAAGGTTCAAATCAAATGGGTTAAACGCAGTATTCGCATACTCCAATGAGTTGATAAATGTCATAAACCACCATCCCTGTAATTTAACACTATCCTTCTTACGCTTATCTTCCAATGCGGTTTCATATTCATCTTCTATCTCATCAAAATCAGAGTCTAATGTAAAATGGGAATTGTGCTTAATTAACCCTTTCTCATACCAGTCGTCCAACTTCTTAAGCATAGCACGTTTTTTTCTACGCTGGTCGCGTTCATTCATTGTAGTATTTACCTTAATCTCGTCGTTCATTGGCATCTCTGACATCTTGGAAAATCCATCCCAAGTTTTAGCTGTTCCGATACTATCACGTGTAGCTTGTCCTAGATTAGAACCGGAATTGTCTTGTTGTGAAGCAGATGAAGGCTCGGGTGTACTTCCAAACCCAAACAAATTAGATGCCATTCCAGACAAAGACTTTGCGTCACTATTATTTTCTGGTTGGGGTGTATTGCGTCCTGAAATTTCATTTAGTTCATTTTCTAGATTGTCTAGTTCTCCTAAATTTAAATCTACATTTGACGACACTTTTTTCTCATTCATCAATAATTCAATACCCGTTCCAAGATTAGAACCAGTTCTCGAAGGCTCAAGACTTGGCAAATCATCAATTTCACTGAGGGCACCTAGATCTATAACTTCCATTCTATTATGATATTTATACACTATTTATTTTTAAATCCTCCGCATACATTATTATATTTTGATGTTTTAAATACCAAATACCTTGTAAAAATGAATCGGCTAGATCGTCTTTTTTCTTCGTGTTTAGTGAATCCTTCCATTTTGTTAAGTTATTATTAGCATCTAACATAAGAGAACAATAATACACACCATCCTTTTTATGTTTCTTGTAATTGGCATTAATTGTGGTTGTATTTTGTGTATTTTCAGTTATTTCATTACAAGGTTCTCTATTATCTAATTTTAATTCTGAAAATTGTTTTAGTTTATGTGATGATGATACAAATTCTATATTCATTTGGTCGTTCACCATTATAAAATATTGTGCTAACATTCCTTGTACGGTTTTCATTCGGGTTGCTATAGGGGATATTTGATTCTCAATAACAGCGTGTTCTATAGTGTCAATGTTCTCAATTTGATTTAATTGTTCTTTCATTTCTTTTCCTATACTGATTAAATCGGTTTCTCCAGCAGTCTTCTTCTTCTTATTATTGATAATTTCAAAACAATTTATTTTATAATATTCCGTGAGTATATCCAACAATTCGGCCTTCTTTAATTTACCAATGTTCTCTGTATTTAAAAATACAAGATTTTTATTGCCCTGCTGAATCAAATCATTTAATTTTAATTTTTTCAAAGAAGGAGTTGACATATCCTTTGTTGGAATAAAATATTGAGAACAATTCTTTGCGTGTTTTTCGCAATAATATTTATTATTTTTATGATATTTTGCTTTCTTACCACATTCTTTTGGAGTTGCTTTCTTGCTCTTTGGAATATTCATACAATCACAATTATAAGAAATGTTCTCGTCGGACATAAGATTTAAAACACCCCATTTGTCTATAAAAGTTCCATTTTCCGTGTGTTCTAAAATACAATAAGCCATATTCTTTATTCCAACATCAAAACTAATTACTTTCATAGTTCTCGTATAATAATATACATCTATAATGATTTATATTATTTGAAACAGTAAGTATATTCCAAAAATTGATTGTTATTACAAACCAGTAAAATCCATAATAATAATAAGGTGTAAAATATGGAATTCATAGTTGTATTCTTCATAATTGTGACATTGGGAATGGCAAATGCTATATTTACACCAGATAATCGCCAAGTACATCCACATTAGCCTATTTACTCAGGACGAGTGACTGGTTGAGATACTGCGGGTGACATTTTACGAGCAGCTAATTGTTCTCTTGATAAATATAAGTCTTTTAAATCACTGGATGCGTAACCGAATGGTTTTGTGTTATCGGTTCCAGATGAATATAAATAGGGTTGATTATGGAATCCCTTCACCTCGTTGGATTGAATACTGGGGATATCAATAGGGCGTTTGTAATATCCAGTATCGGTTGATGATTCGCGGAAATTATACTCCATAATTTTTTTCGCATTTTCGGTTAAATACTTGCGATATTCCCAGTTTGATTTAATACCGGAATTTTCTACTAAATCCGCATTTATAGATGCCTCTGGTTGCCACGTAGCAGTAACTGATCGCCCATCACTCATTAGTGGAGGGAATTCAGGATATTTGTTATTTGTATTGTAACCTCTAGCTGATTCAGGCACAGTTTCTTTAATAATAGGATATGCGCAATCTACGCTTTGGAACATACTTGATGAACGTGAAAACATTATAATATACTAAACAGTTAGAAATTATAATACGTAATTTAGATTTCATTTATGCTGATGTTTCAAGCAATTTCAATAGTTCTTGCTTTTTCATTTTAGTTGTGTCAGAAGCATATCCTTTCTCAATAACCAATGCTTTTAATGCGGTTATATTCATTTTTTTGTAAACATCCATTGGGATGGTAATGTCTTCGGGGGAATTCTCTAAAGTAGTCTCTTCTAATTTATCTACTACCAAAGGGTCTGTATTTTCCGTATCTAATCCTTCTTGAATATCAGGGTCTTGTTCTTCTGATACTACACTGGAATACTCTTCTGGAGGACTAATACTATCGTCAATACTCTCCATTCCTACTGCAATTACCTTGATTGAACTATTATCATCATTTTCATTCAACTCTTCGGGTAAAATAACCTCATCGTCCTCGTCATCGCTCTCATCCTCACTCTCATCTTCGCTCTCATCCTCGCTCTCATCCTCGCTCTCATCCTCACTCTCATCCTCGCTCTCATACTCACTTTCAGATACTAGTAATTTTGGTAACTCAGGTGTGCTATAATAGTCTTCTTGACTTTGTGCACCAGGTGTATATAATACATTTTCAGGCATATCGTGATGTGTCACTAAAGTATTGCGGTTGTTCATTTCTGTTACAATATTGTTAATAATTTCAAACATAGTGTCGCATTTAGTTTCTAATGCGGTGAACTTTTGTCTGAAGTGATACACTAAAAATAATATAAGCACAAAAGTTATAGCCAGACTCACAAAGAAAACTGTTTCAAGCATGTTAAATAATCCCATTTACATTAAAAATACATTATATAAGAAGAAAGCAAACGAACTTATCAAATAAAATATTTTTGTATATTATATCATTAAAATGGATTCAATCTCCAGTTCTACTAAATTTATTGCTTCCGATGGAAACACAAAAAACTATATGATAGTTATTCTCGTTGCCCTATTAATATTATCTCTTTTAGGGATAAATTTATTTATAATTGTAGGGAACATCGTCCAAGTTGTTATTAATATTTTCAAACCTCTTATATATCAGATATTGGCTATTTTTGGATATACGGCAGGCACGTTATTAAACAAAACCGCAGATATTACCTCTGATGTTGCTCGTGCGGGTGTTGATATTGCCGAAGGATCCGTTCAATCTGTTGGAAATCTGCTAAAAGATGCGAGTAAAGCGTCTGTAAACGTCCAAACTAAAAATGACCTTGATATTGTGACACGCGAACCTAAATCTGATAGCGCAGAAAGCCCTATTCAAAATAATGGTTCTTCTTTAAAATCCAGCTGGTGTTTAGTTGGCGAACAAAACGGTCGTAGAGGATGTATTGAAGTAAATGATGCTTCAAAGTGTATGTCAGGTCAAGTTTTTCCTAATGCGGAAATGTGCTTAAATCCTACATTATCTCCTAATATGCAACCCAAACAACCAACCCAGCAGCACCCACTTAAGAGTGTCAAGAGTAATCCTGACCGTAGCACTTGGTAAATATTATATATGACGTTATATGACATATATAATAATGATTATACATTTGTTATTGAGAATGGAGTATATAATTGTGTGCTAGGACTAGTTATTATAGTGCACCCTGATGCGTCACTTATATTGTTTTCAGATAGATTCATAAGTATTCCGTAACTAACCTCATATTCTACATTGAATGTGCTTGTTACATCCACGTTACCCACATTAATACTCAATCTTGGTTTTACATAAAACTCATATATATATCCAGATTCAGTGTATAAATTTATGTTTGAAATATTCAGAATACCCGCATATAATACTGCGTTAAAGTTGTCAGCATTATTAGAAATATCAAATGAAAATGATTTTAATGTTTGTTGGTTGTATGTATAATCAATTAGAGGTGTTATATTTTGAACGTAATCATTATTATATTTTACTAAAAACTCAAATGGATTCACATCGTCCAATGATATTGATATATTCTTGTATTCATACACCGTATCAGTATTATTCATTTTTTTACCAGTTATGGTAAAACCAACAGGGATATCCATTTTATATGTATACGAAGGTAAGTCAATAATATCAGTTATATTCAATGATGTTAACAGGGTTTCTTCATCGTCATTAAAAAATGTATTTGTATCAATAGTTAAAACCTTCCATTTATCAGTTATAGGTGATTGTGTTATACCTTTGGGTTCTGTGCCTGTCTCATAATTATATAACGGAACTGTCTCATCCAGATATAGGTTGATTGATGGTCCAGGAACTCCTGCCGCACTACTACGAGTATAAATAATACCTGGACTAGGACAATCTAATATTCTGCTACTCCTACGATTAGAACCCATCATAGCGTTCTTATATAACTCCTTTTTCGTAAACGAATTTTGTTTAGTAGATTGCTTGTTACCAGCATATTTTAAAATTTCAGCTTTTCGTCTCATATTCAATTGTTCGGAAGTATATCCTTTCAAATAAGGGTTTTTACCTTCACCTAAAATTGTATTTCTGGGTGGAGGGACCGCAAATAAAAATTGTTTTTTTCTTTGTTGACAAACATTATCTAAAGATACATTTGATGTTGCCATAGTATTAGTATATTATCACTTATAATATACTACGAGATTGTTCGATTGACCTGTCTAATATTTGGATGAATACCAGTAGTTTGATAAATATTTAAACCCTTTTTGTGCTCCCATATCATTTACAACGGTTAGTTTTGGTCCACTTGATACAATTTGATTAATTTCAAAAATATTTAAAGCACGGTTATAATATCTTAATGCTGATAATTTTCCAAAAAACCCACCATTTTGGCATACATAAACATCACCATAATTTTGTTTTGGAGTATCCAGCATTTCAAGACGGCTTGCGATTATACCATTAACGTATACATCTATCTTTGTATTCATCGCGCGGATAGCAACGTGGACCCATTTCTTTAATGGAACATTGTCAATATTAATAACATTGGGATTTTTACCAGAAGACATATCTGGAGTTTTGACTGAATCCATAATAATATGCAGTTTATTTGTCATTGGGGAAATATACATACCAGGTGCGTTATTTACATTCGCAATATTCGTAACTGAATCAAACCCACCATCTCCTTTGCTGAAAATATGTTGATACTTTTTATTATCTTTATTCAAGTCATCAATATATATCCAAGACGACCATGTGAATTCTAATCCTTCAGATTCATTGTTAGATCTATATATTGGTTTACTCTCTGTATTCTTGGGGTCTTGAGAGATTATCATATTATTTGTACCATCAATCATACCATCAATTAGATAAGGTGTATCACTTGGTCTTGTAAAATAACTTATCATACTTATACCCAAATTCATTAAAAACAAGAGCACAATTAAAACCAAAATAATAAAAGCAAATTTTGCGATTATAGTATTCGAATATAAGAACCCAGTTGTAGCACCAACACCAACGGCGGTTTCCGTTGAAAATTCATCAAATTTATCAGTGAGTGTTCCCTTAGCTTGGTCGAATCCATCACTTGCTACTTGGATACCGCTTTGAATACTTTGATTAAATGTATCCAAAGGACCAGTATTTGTATTAGCAGTTTGTTGGAAATTCATTCTATTTTATATATTATATACTAGATATATAAAACATTTTTGTTTACATCAAGGAGACCTTTTTAATTTCTTCATTATTCTGTAATATTGATAAATCAATACCTATATCGTTCAATGCCGAAGCCATCTTACTAGAGCCATTACCTTTCATATAAATATCCCACGCTGTTTCAGGGTCAACTGGGGTCGTCCATCGTTTAAATAGAGTAGCATATGCGTCAAAATTTCCGGTGATATTCCCTAAATATAAAGGCGTTTCTTTACCAGGAGGCACGATAGGGATAGCACTACCACTGTTTTCGATATTCTTGAAGAATCGTTGGGAACGTACTAATTTACCATCAAGATACGCATCGGCAAATTGATTATCCATACTGATTGTTATATTTACCCACTTTTGAAGAGGAAAATTATTAGTAATTATCATTGTTTCGTCAGTATCATCATTCATTTTAACGTCTAATTTTAAGACTGGAGAATTTTTATCTAAATATAGCTTAAAATTATTGCCACGGGAGAATATAGTTTTGTCAGCATTGTTATCCCAAGTGTTTACATATATCCATACGGAATGTCCATAACGAGTATTTGTTGGACCACTAATAGTTGTAATAGCTGAAACTGGTGTCAATAGGCTAGCGGTTTGCACTAATTCAGATGAACTATCGGTAAAGTAAGTATATAGTACATATAACAATACTAAAATAGCTACTATCAGAATTATGGTAATTGTATCCATTATATACTTTACATCTATAAATTATTCACCGGAGGGTTTTTTTTCATCAATAAATTATAAGAACTTGTTACTTGTGAACGTGATAAATTACCTACATAATAACGAATATTACTAATCGCACCATCCAACCCATCATTTGACCCAATAACTACCATATCATTCGCAGTATGTATGGGGGGATTATTATGGTCGAATCTAAATGTTTTTTCTAAGGCACCATTCAAAAACAAATCTACTGAGTTTGCAGTATAGTTAAATACAAATTGGTTCCATTTTTGAGTATCTATTTCTACTGTATAGCTACTATTGTTATCTTCACTATTGGTAAAATACACTTTTAATATTTCTTTATTATTATGAGGTTCCTTTTTAACATAGGTTATCTTAGGAATACCATTGCCATAATTAAATATAGGGGTTTCATTCGCATACGAAACCTTATTTTCGGAATGGGTGTTTACCATTATCCACATTGATAAGCTATAATTTTTACGGTATACTACCGGAGAATTTATATCATCTTTTTCGGATGTTAGTTTTAAATCATAACTGGAAATCAATGGTTTTTCTATATCTAGAAACGCAGTTCCTTCCAGTAATGGCGTACCCTGTTTTAAACTAAGTTTTGATACAATTGTCGGTATATAATTATAGAGGAATATCAAAACTACCTCAGTTATAAACAAATAATAGACGACATTTGTTGTTAGTTCTAGTTCTCGTCTTATGTAATTATAGAAGTCTAAAATAAGACAAGGAACATAGAAAAGAAAATGCACGAAAAAACCTCCCCATCCTTCTTGTCTTTTTAAATAACTACTATAAAAGTAAAATACTATTGCTAACCCAATTAATATACCTAGTGACACTACACCTGATATTATATAATTTGCTATTGAAAATGCGGAATCATTTATATTTGAATAAAAATAGAATACAGTTCCAAATAGAGCTACTATTGTTCCTATAATCATCCCAACGTAATAACTGTTATTCAATGACTCTTTTCCTAAAAAAACAGTAGGTATTAAAACTATTAATCCTATTACTAATGGGAATAGATAATTATTATAATCACTTGTTAATGATAATGGGTCTTCAGATGACCGCATCAGAGTTATTACAAAATAAATCAAGAATCCAAAAGTGATAATATATTTCAACATTGGTATCACATTAGTTCCGTCAGATAAGTCCATATTTATTATACACTATACATATAATAAATATTTCAGGTATACATATTACAAGTTCTCCATTGTTGTTTTCTTTCCATGACATTCACGACATAAAGCAACTAAATTATCTACATGATTACTTCCGCCATATTCTAATCTAACCACATGATCTACTTCAAACCAAGCGGTTAATTGATTTTGACAATCGCCACATTTCCAATTTTGACGCGATGCTACGAATTTCTTTTTGGTTTCACTGACTGAACGCTTTGTTGATTTTTTTCCCGAATTCATTATTCTATCTTCAGATACTTGAGACGGATTAGAGAAATTCATCATTGGATTATTCTCATTACCCGAAACAAAACCTTGCTTTGTAGTGAAATCCAATATAGGGGAAATTATATTAGACGCGTTCTTATCTATTGGTAAATATTTAATATAATCGCCAGATGTGGTTACTATCTCACGAGCGCGTAACGGATTCTTCTTTATTAAAATATAAAACATTAACGCACCGAAACCTATACCAGCCATCTGATAATATTTTTTCCATGATAATAATAAATTCATATACTTACCATCAGTGTAAATATTTGCCATACAAAATCCGGCTATAAGTATGATTACTAATTCAAATCGCATTCTTTATAATATAGTTTCTTCTTATATTGTCTGTATAAATTTTCGTTATTCGTAATATACATAAATTAAGAACGCACATATCAATATTAGCGCTAAATGAATATAATGTTTATTTAAATTTAACTTACTGCTTATATACACTGGTTTTGGTAAATACTCAGCTCGATATTTGGCAAGAGCTTTAGGTAATGAGATTTCTTCTTTACCCAACATCACATTAAATTTATTATGGATAAAATGGACCCATCTCACGAACGAGTCGCGATTATCTAAATAAGGAGATACCGGATACTTATCTAACATTTCACTAAACTTATTTCCCATTTCCTCAATAGGTATAAATAACGGCACATTCTGAATAAAATCATAATATTTCTTCTTTGTTACATCATTCGGAGTTTTGGGATAAGACTCGGCTACTGTATGTAAGAAAAACCAATAATGAGGCCCCCATACTTCAGGGTGAAATATCATTTTGTATACACGTTAGAAATATTTATTTTTTGCGATTACAACAAACATTTTACAAAAAGGGTGTAAAGATTATATAACATAAATAATAACATGTCAGATAACTATTGCAATAATTGTGGAAAACACGGTCATAATTATAACCAATGCAAATTACCTATTACTAGTTTAGGGGGGATCGCATTTCGCATTAGAAATAACAATATTGAATATTTGATGATACGACGTAAAGATACATTAGGATTCATTGACTTTATGCGTGGGAAATATGTATTAACTAATAAAGACTATATTATGAATATGTTAAAGCAGATGACGAATGATGAAAAACATAGACTTAATACATTGACGTTCAACCAAATATGGAATGATATATGGGGCAGTGGAAGCCCAATAAATCAATACAAGTCTGAAGAAAATTCATCCAGAAATAAATTTAATCAACTGAAATTAGGTGTTCATTATAAAAATAAAAGTTTTTCATTGAATGAAATGATTGTTGAATGTAATCAATATACACTCTGGGATGAACCTGAATGGGGATTCCCTAAAGGGAGACGTAATTTTAATGAATCAGATTTAGATAGTGCTTTAAGAGAATTTAATGAAGAAACTGGAATTAATATGAAAAACATCAAACTAATTGATAATTTATTCCCATTTGAAGAGATTTTCACAGGTTCAAACTATAAATCTTATAAACATCGATATTTTTTATTGTATATTGCAAATAACAACCAGATTGACATTGATAATTATGAAAAAACTGAAGTGAGTAAAATGGAATGGAAGACATATGAAAACAGCATGACATCTATTCGTAAATATAATTTAGAAAAAAAATCTATGCTTACTAAAATACATAATACGCTTTCAAAATATAGTATGGCATGCTATTGTTAAAACACTCACCTTTTTATCTATATATATTTTAATACATATAGAGTATCATCAAATTATGGATAACACCTCCAAAAATAAACCCCCGCCTAAAAATAAAACACGTAAACGATGTCCTACGGGGTCCCGTTGGAATGCCACTCAAGAAAAATGTTTACCTCATATTATAAAAAAAGCAAAGGCGACTACTACTGATAGTAATTGTTCGAAAAATTATGAGCCTACAACCCCGCAACAAATAGAGAGAATGAACGAATTGAAAGAACAAGTTACTAAGCGTAAACTTAAAACCAAAGATTTAAGAAATATGGTATCTGACCTAATTGGAGAAGAACGAGGAATTCATAAAAATCAAATATTAGGAGCACGAATGATTGATGAATTAATACGGTTGATTGTATGCTTAGAGAATAATAAAAATACTCAACCAGAACCTCAACCTGAACCTCAACCTGAACCTCAATCTGAACCTGAACCTCAATCTGAACCTGAACCTCAATCTGAACCAGAACCAGAACCAGAACCTGAACCTGAACCAGAACCAGAACCTGAACCTGAACCTGAACCAGAACCTGAACCAGAACCAGAACCTGAACCAGAACCAGAACCTGAACCAGAACCTGAACCTGAACCTGAACCTGAACCTGAATCTGAACCAATCAACAATATAGAATTAACTTCAGATACACAGGGTATACAAAATAAGATTGGTGTAGAACCAAGTGATCCAGATTCTAAAGAATATAATCAATATCTATCTAATAAAGAAAAACTCGAATATGAAGATGATGATAACTCATATGACTTCCTTTATCCACAATTAAACGACCCAAATTTCAACACTAAAATAGCTCTAAGAAAAGAATTTAATGACACACGTTTTGACGGTAAAGTTAGAGATATAAAAAAACAAGCGGAAATACTATGTAAAGCTGACTTTGAATTATTACCACATCAAATGTTCGTCAAAAATTTTCTTTCATTACAAACGCCATACAACTCTCTTTTATTATATCACGGGTTGGGAACTGGTAAAACTTGCAGTGCTATCGGAATTGCCGAAGAGATGCGTATTTTTATGAAACAGGTTGGAGTAAAACAAAAAATATTAATCGTCGCGTCACCAAACGTTCAAAATAACTTTCGACTTCAACTGTTTGATGAACGAAAACTAAAATTAGATGGAGAACAATGGAATATAAACACGTGTGTTGGGAATTCTTTATTAAAAGAGATTAACCCTACAAATTTAAAGGGTATTTCCAAAGATAAAATAACATCACTTATAAATTCTCTTATTAATAAGTATTATTCGTTTGTGGGATACACTGAACTATCACACTATATACAAAATAAAACAGTCCCACCCGAGAATGTTAACTACACTCAATCACAACGTAAGGAATATAAACAAAAAATGATACAGAAATATTTCGATAACCGTCTTATAATTATTGATGAGGTTCACAATATTCGTCAAGGTGACGACAATAAAGATAAGAAGAAAACATCAGCATTATTATTAAGTGTATGTAAATATGCCAATAATATGCGCCTCCTCTTGCTATCTGCTACTCCTATGTATAATAGCTATAAGGAAATAATATGGATTACTAACATTATGAATATGAATGATAACCGTAGCACCATAACGGAATCCGATATTTTTGATAAGAATGGTAATTTTATTGAACCATCTACAAACAATAATGGTAATGCGATAGAAGGTGGTAAAGAATTGCTTATGCGTAAGTTGACCGGATATGTTTCATTTGTTCGTGGAGAAAACCCATATTCATTCCCTTATCGTATCTACCCTGAAACATTTGATAATACGAGGGTATTAGATATTGAGAACTATCCAACTAAACAAATGAATAACCGCGAAATAAAAGAAACATTAAAACACATCCCTGTATATATGAATACACCTGGGGACTATCAATTAAAAGGATATAATTATATTATTGAAAATATCAAAAATATTTCGAATGTAAAAACTCAAGATGGCGATGATACCGAACCTCAAATACCTACATTTGAGAACATGGAGTCATTTGGATATACATATTTAGAACGCCCACTGCAATCATTAGATATTGTCTATCCAAATAAAGAATTTGATAAAATAATCAACGGAGAAACTTCAACAATGAATCAAGAAGATATTGTGAAACGAATAGTTGGTAAAAATGGACTTATGAATGTTATGACTTATAAAACAACCGACCAGGTGCGTTACAATTTTCAATACAAACCAGAAACATTAGACAAATATGGACGTATCTTCAGTCCCGATATCATTACAAATTATAGTGGTAAAATTTCTTCCATTTGTAATACTATTCTCAAATCTAAAGGTATTAGTATCGTGTATTCTCAATATATCGATGGCGGAGTTGTTCCTATTGCCCTCGCATTAGAAGAATTAGGCTTTACACGATATGGAAGTGCAGCTTCTACAAAACCTTTATTTTCAGAACCTCCAACCGAACCTATTGATTCTATATCAATGAAACCAAAATCAAAAGTAAAGAACAAGTTTAAACAAGCAAAATACGTTATGATTACTGGAGATAAACTATTCTCACCAGACAATCTCGGTGATATTAAATACATTACAAATACTGACAATAAAAATGGTGAAAATGTTAAAGTTATTCTTATTACAAAAGCAGCAGCTGAAGGTTTGGATTTTAAAAACATCCGTCAAGTACACATTATGGAACCTTGGTACAATATGAATCGCCCAGAACAAATTATTGGACGTGGTGTACGCAATCTAAGTCACTGCGATTTACCTTTCGAAGAACGTAATGTAGAAATATACTTACACGCTACCTACCCTATATCAGAACAACAAGAAGAACCTGCTGACTTATATGTGTATCGATTTGCTGAAAAAAAAGCGGAATTAATTGGAAATGTGTCACGTGTTATGAAAGAAATCTCTGTTGATTGCCAATTAAACATAGAACAGACCAATTTTACAATTGATAAGCTAACTCAACTCGTTCAAAATCAAAATATTATGATAAGATTACCCAGCAATTCTAACACCGAAATACCGTTTCAAATTGGGGATAAACCATTTACAGCTGTATGTGACTATATGGATAATTGCGATTATAAATGCTACCCTAATAATGATATTAACAATCAAGATATTGTCAACCATACTTACAGTGAAGATTTCACGCGTATCGGGTTCTCTGCTATCATTAAACGACTACGAAATTTATTTAAAGAACAATTTTTTTACACCCGCACTGACCTAATTAACTCCATCAACATAATCAAAAAATACCCAAAAGAACAAATTGATTTCGCGCTTACTAGATTTGTTAATAATAAAAATGAAGTAATAGTAGATAAATACGGAAGAAATGGATACTTAATTAACAAAGATAAATACTATATCTTTCAACCTATGGAAATTACTGACGAATATGCGTCTTTAATTGAACGCTCCATACCTATCTCATTCAAACCAAAATCACTTGATTTGGAATTACCTATTAAACAAGATATTCAGAAAACAGATGACATAGTAGAACCTACATTAACTGATTATAAAACACTTATTCTATCGCTTACTGAAAATGTTATTAAAACTACTACCACTCAAAATATTAAGTCAGGAGATAATGACTGGTATAAACATTTCAGCACTGTTTCTACAAATCTTATCGATAATAACTTCACTCAAAACCAACTTGATAAATACGTTATACATCACTTTCTAGATTTGCTACCTATACAAGATAAAGTTACTATTATTAATCACGTATTCCAAGAAGATATTGATTTATCAAATGATGACAAGATTATTAAAGATTATTATAACAACTTTATCGCTGACAATAACACTATTATTTTGATTGATTCATTAAATAATAAGCAACCTTTTCAAATATACACTTTAAATACCGATAATACTCCTATATGGAACAAAGTAGAAAGCGACAATATTGGTAAGTATAAATCAAACTTACGAGATTTCATCGTTACATCAGAAAATGTAAATAAACCAATATTCGGATTTATTGATAAAGACAATAAGAAAAATATCCTTTTTAAAACACGCACTATGACTGGAACACAAAGAAATATCAGTGGATTTAACTGTAATACTGCTGGTAAAAATGATGTTATCAAAAAACTTAACGACCTACCTATCACCTTAGATATTAATTATGATAAAATTAAAAAACAAGGGACGTGTGTTATCTTTGAACTTATATTCAGAAAACTTGACGAAGAAAGGTTTAACGGAAAACGATGGTTGTTTGATACAGTTTTACGAAACAAAAATGTAGATACATTCATTGGGAAATCGCGAAAATAATTACTTCAATATATGAAAAATTGAAATTCCTATATTGAAACAAAACTACATAAAAGATAATATATTCATATATTAGTAACTATGGATAAACAGCAAAAACCCCAAGGTGTGTATTCTAATGAAATGCTTACTAGAAAAGTGTTTCTAACAATGGACCAAGTCGGTCAAAATATAAAACAGAATTTAGAACGAAGCATATCGCATTGTATTGAAGGGAAATGCTCTCAAGATGGGTATATCAAACCAAATTCAGTCAGAGTTAATACCTATTCTGCAGGTGTTGTAAACAATGAAAAGATTGAGTTTCAAACTGTATTTGAATGTATGGTCTGCCACCCAGTAGAAGATATGGTTATCGATTGTAAGGTTAAGACACTTACAAAGGCTGGAATACACGGTGAGGTTATCGATAATGAAGGTAATATGCCAGTTACCGTATTTATCGCTAGAGACCATCATTTTACAAACAAACAATTCGGGGCTATTGAAGAAAACAGTATCGTAACAACCAAAATTATCGGTATTCGGTTTGAATTAAATGACCCATTTATCTGTGCTATCGGTACATTAGATACTGGAACTAATAATAAGTAATTACTAGTTACATATTTACAAAGTGTTTATTCATATTTAGAAATTTCTACCCATTATGTATATTTAATACATAATGGTGAATTTTTTAATGTCAGGACGTGGAAGACCACGTAATACTAACGAACAAGCTAAGCGCATTGCTGCTGAGAAGGCTGCCGCTGAGAAGGTCGCTGCTGAGAAGGCCGCTGCTGAGAAGGCCGCTGCTGAGAATGCTGCTGCTGAGAAGGCTGCTGCTGAGAAGGCCGCTGCTGAGAAGGCCGCTGCTGAGAAGGCCGCTGCTGAGAAGGCTGCCGCTGAGAAGGCTGCCGCTGAGAAGGCTGCCGCTGAGAATGCTGCTGCTGAGAAGGCCGCTGCTGAGAAGGCTGCCACTGAGAAGGCTGATGCTGAGAAGGCCGCTGCTGAGAAGGCCGCTGCTGAGACGGCCGCTGCTGAGAAGAAGGCTGCTGAGAAGAAGGCTGCTGCTGAGAAGAAGGCTGCTGCTGCTGAGAAGAAAGCCGCAAATAAGAAGGCTGCTGAGAAGGATGAAGAACACATCAAGATGGAGCCTGTAGAGTAATTTTGTTTTGTATATTTTTACTCAAAAAATTCCATAATAAGTTCAACATACATTTACCGTAAGAATTTAGATTTAATAATGTAATATCTTGTAAAGTATCTCCATATGTTTTACTAGATATCAACTTTGCTAATTCAATTGCCAGTTTAACTTGTGTAAAGTGTTTCCAACCAAATCCTTTACTATCAAATACCCAACACCATTTTTGTCCGTTCAAAGAATCCAGTGTATCTTTATAATGCTTTATAATACCAACCGAATCATTGTATTTTATCGCTTTCGCAGGACAAGTATAATATACACTTATTCCGTCACGCTCTTCTATCTTAAAAAAGGAATGGCTATTCGGGAATTCATCACATATTTTACAAACAAAACTCATTTAAATTTGTAAAATATAAAATTTGAGAAGAACAAACGACTCTAAAATTGAATTAATCTAATATATTTTATCACAAATATATTACAACAATGGAAACAATAATTATTGAAGGATATAAGGGAGTTATGCCTCTTGATTTAACTGATGTTGATCCGAAATATCATAAAATTATGATCGCCCAACACGAAGAAGATATAAAAGAATATAATCGATATCAACAGAGTTTACCATCTCGTCTACAGTATGAAAATACAACAAAAAAGGCCAAGAATTTATTACAAAGCGACCAAGAATGGACGAAACGTATTGCTGATAAAAAACGATTGGAAGAAACCAAAAATGACTACAAAATAACTACATCTTAGTTTGAATAGTTTTACACGAAATGGTTATAGAACTTGTGAAGAATGTGAGAACAAGCAATTAACAATTATACTATTATATTATTAAATAATTTTACGCGAAATAAACACAAAAAAGAAATGGCTACGAAAATAAAAAATGGACATTTATAAAATGTCCAAAATTCATTTGACCAAGATAGTTTTGTTTTAATACTTTTCCAAAAATGCGATTGTGATGATATTGCAGTATTTTTATAAAATAGTGTTATATTTTTGTTAGCATAATTTTTTTAAGTATATTATGAAAGTAATGATATAAAGCATTTTTTATGTATCCTAATCATATAGAAAAGATACATTTAGGATACAGTATAAATGCCAAAAAATGCTGATAAATATTATTGTGAAAAATGTAACTTTAAATGCAGCAAACAAAGTAATTATGACATACACTTAGCTACTGCTAAACATAAGAAGATACTTAATGATACAGACCAAATGCACACGTCACGTATGTACTCTTGTGATAAATGTGGACAGGAATATAAATATCATTCTGGTTTGTGGAGACACAAACAAAAATGCGCCATAACAAAAGAAGAAGAAGACGTAGTCACTCCCCCAAGCACTCCGCAACCACAACAATTTGATTCATCTTTAATAGTGGAGTTATTAAAGCAAAATAAAGAGCTTCACGAAATGGTAATAGGATTAGCAAAGAATGCTGGAAATACAACGAACAACAATACAATAAACAACACAACGAACAACAATAAGTTCAATTTAAATGTGTTTTTAAATGAGACGTGTAAAGATGCTATAAATTTAAATGATTTCATTCAGTCAATAGAACTGACAGTAAATGATTTTATCAATACGGGTGAGGTAGGTTATGTAAGAGGAATATCCGACATAATGTTGGAGCGTATTCGTGATATGGAGCCTCACGTAAGACCAATTCACTGCACTGATTTAAAACGTGAAACGGTGTATGTAAAAGACTCTGACATCTGGGCGAAGGAAGATGAAAATAAAACCCACATACGTAAGGCAGTCCGTATAGTAGCAAATAAGAACAAAGCTCAAGTGCATCCTTGGATTGAAAAGAACCCTCAGTATGACATATTAGACACGCCTGAATGTGATAAATTCTTTGAATATTCGAAGGCATCATTAGGTGGGTATGGCAAAGAAGAGGATGAGAAGTTTGAAAAGAAGATAATCAACAATATCCTGAAAGAAACGGTAATTGATAAGAATCTATTGACCTAAATTAGTTAAAAAAATCATATAAAGTTTATGTGGGTAGTATTATATAATGTCAGGTGTAGACGTAACTAAATTAGAAGTTCTGAAAGGAAGAATAGAATGTCTTGATAAATTTCAACAAGTGGAAATTTTAAAAATCTTGTCAAAAAATCTATGTAAATTGAATGAAAACAAAAGCGGTATTTTTGTAAATATGACCTTTCTAGAACAAGGTGTGATAGAAGAAATCGAAAAGTACATGTCATATGTAGAAGACCAAGCTGATACATTTAAGACAGTAGAGTATCAAAAGGAAGAATTCAAAAATATAATCCTAGAACAAGACCAACCGGAAGATACAATCTCATATAGATATGCATAAATGAGATAAAGAGATGTCCTAGTATTTATATAGTAAACTAAGATGTCCGAATTCTGTAACAACCTATTTTTTTATGACAATCCCCCTATTGAATTGTCACAAATAATTTCAAGTCTGAAACCACATATGTATACAAATGAGACGATTTTGCCCGAGAGACACGTAATAAATAAATTGGTTCCTTCCGTTGAAAAGTCAGTAGTATCTAAGCCCCCAGTAAAAGAAAGAGTTTCTTTACCAACTATAGAAACAATAAGCCCAAATCAAAAAGACAGTTTATTTTGGTGTTTGTATATAATTTCGTATGGATATGCTGATTTTATACAGGTAACGCGAAATCATCGTGTTAGACAATTAGAAGTTCAAAAGCAAGTAATAGATTTAATTCAGAAGGACAAGAATGTAATGAAAAATACAAACGTAAAATTTACAAACATCGCAATTCAAGAGTTGACATCAGATTTGTTAAGTATAACCAAGGATATAAATTATAGTGTAGCAATGGCGCTATGTGTTTTACATAAGATAAACATTAATCTAGTGCACAGAGAAAAGGGTGTATATGTAAAGTTTATTTCAAACACGGATGTAGAATTACCTACATACGCTATTTATCGCGAAGATACACATAGGTACAGTGTAGATATTGAAGCATTGTCCCCAGAAAAACTGGAAAGCATGAATGAATTGATATGTTTAGAAAGTTATTTGACACCATTAAAGACAATTTCAAACTATAAAATCGTAGAATTAATGGAAAAGGGCAGACAATTAGGCTTGTTAGATGATGATAAAAAATATAAAAAGAAAGAAATATATGACCTCGTTTATAACAAGATCCGTTGGGAGTAAAGATACAAAATTGAAATAGATATAAAATAATATATGAATTAATATATATTATATTATGACCGAACATACAGATAGGGAACCAACAAAGATGTCCAAAGCACAAGATAAACCGGTACGTACAACAAAGCAAAATAAAGAAGACTTTGAACGTATTGTAGGACAGTATTTAGAAAGTAACCCTATGATTTCCACAAACAATAAAGTAAGCGAACTGGAAATCAGATTTGGCACAAATCCAAAAATATCAAAGCCTATAAATAAAATGGGATATGATAATGTAGTAAAGCAATTATATGCGTGTGGATTTAAGCCCGAAAATAGTCGCGGTAATCAAATTTTACGTATCCAAAATGAGTATGTAGATAATCGTACCGGACAGATAAAAATGTCAAATATTCGTGCTGAAATAGTAGGCTCCGATCTGATTCAGGAATATTGTCGCACAAATAACCTTCAAAAGGTAATTGATATGCCATCTACATTGTTTAATAAGATTAAGTTTACACAGAAGATGTCAGCATTAGACAGTAAAGGTGCGTATATACGTAAATTAGATATGGAAGATTTCAATTTCCGTGTTTCTTATCAAACAGAGCAAGATTTCAACGTCCAATCTGGATTATCTAGAAATATCATAACAAAGTGGGTTGATTCTAAGAAGTTATTTCGTTCTATGAATCGTGTGCGCTTTTATCACGACGAATACCCTATATTTGCTGATATAAGTATCGTGAAGGGTTCAAAGCGAATGAACCGTATTCCAGTTCCCCAATATACGATTCAAGAAGCGGAGGTATTTTCCGGGGAAGAAAGTTACGAGATTGAGTTAGAAATCGACAATGCGAAAGTCGGAACAGGAACCGTATACGACAACCCAACCAGATTAATGAATGATTTACGTAAATGTATTCGTATAATTTTGAGTGGTTTACAAGAAAGTAAATACCCAATTCCATATAGCGAACAAGAACACGTATTACATTCTTATATGCGTATGGTTCGTGGAGAAGATTATCAAGTAAAGCGTGTCTATCCAAAGGATTTCATTGGTCCAGGTTCATTTACACTGCAACTAGAAAACATAATAGCTCCTATAGAGGATTCATCCATCGTAAATATAAGAAATAATTATTGTGTAACTGAGAAGGCAGATGGAGATAGAAAATTATTATATATTTCAAATAATGGTAAAATCTATTTAATTGATACAAATATGAATGTAATTTTTACAGGTTCAAAAACAAATGAAAAGACCATATTTAACAGTTTGCTAGATGGAGAGCATATTCGCGAAGATAAACACAATAAATACTTGAATATGTTTGCTGGATTTGATTTATATTATGTGAATGGTAAATCGGTTCGTGAATATCCGTTTATAAATTACTTACTTCAAGATGAATTAGAAGAAGGGAAACCCGAAGAAGAAATAGTGTCTAAGAAATTCCGTCTTGAATTACTGAGTGAATTAATAGAATTATTAAAACCTATCTCAATCTTAGAGACTTCGTCAAATTCTGAAGTAGAACCAAAGGAGAATAAGAAGACAAATGATTTAATTGTAAAGTGTAAAAGTTTCAATGCTGCTAGTGAATATGGTAATATATTTAATGCCTGTTCCAAAAAGTTATCAGATATAAATGATGGATTGTTTGAATATACAACGGATGGATTGATATTTACACCTATGGATTTACCTGCTGGAGGAACTATGGTAAATGGTTCACCAGGTCCATTATATAAATCAACTTGGGAAAAGTCGTTTAAGTGGAAACCTGCTGAATTCAATACAATTGATTTCTTAGTCTCAGTAAAGAAAGACAAAACTGGTCGTGATGAAGTTCATCATATTTTCCAAGACGGGCGTAATTTGGAGGGTAATCAAGAAGTAATCCAATATAAAACATTAATATTAAGATGTGGATTTGATGAACGTAAGCATGGTTATTTAAATCCGTGTCAAGATATATTAAATGATAAATTGCCAACCCCTGAAGATTTGGATAATAATGATACATATAAGCCAGTTCCATTTCAACCAACAAACCCTTATGATGAAACCGCCCATTTGTGTAATGTTTTATTAAAAGGGGATGAAACAAATATGTATATGATGACAGAGGAAAATGAGTATTTCGAAGATGACATGATAGTAGAATTTAAATATGTAATGGATAATAATGACGGATGGAAATGGGTTCCTCTCCGTGTGCGATATGATAAGACAAGTGAATTACGTGCTGGTATGAAGAATTACGGAAACGCATATCATGTAGCAAACAACAACTGGCATTCGATTCACGACCCAATCACTGAGTATATGATATCTACTGGTGAAAATTTACCCGAGTATGAACGTAATGATGATGTATATTACAATCGTTCAAATGACGAGACCAGCACACAGGGATTGCGCGACTTTCATAATTTAGTAGTAAAGAAGAACCTAATAATGGGGGTATCAGAGCGCGATGATACGCTAATTGATTATGCCGTAGGAAAGGCAGGTGATATGTCAAAATGGATACGTTCAAAGTTGAAATTTGTATTAGGTGTAGATGTGTCAAAAGATAATATTCATAATCAGGTTGATGGTGCGTGTGCTCGATTCATCAGAGCAAATAAAAAATACACCAAAATGCCAAAAGCTCTGTTTGTAACTGGTAACAGTAGTCGTAATATTCGTAACGGAGATGCGTTGGATACTGATAAGGATAAACAAATAATAAAGGCGGTGTTTGGAAATGGACCTAAGGATATTTCCTTATTAGGTAAAGGTGTATATAATCAATATGGAGTAGCTGAAACGGGATTTAATGTAAGTTCTTGTCAATTTGCTATGCACTATTTCTTTGAAAATAAGACAACATTTCATAGTTTTATTCGTAACATAGCGGAATGCACAAAGATCAATGGTTACTTTGTTGGAACTTGTTATGATGGTAAACAAGTGTTTAATATTCTTGAAAATAAAAGTAAAGATGAGGGCATTACGATATTGAAGAATGACCGTAAAATCTATGAGATTACTAAGATGTACGACCAAACAGGATTTCCCGATGAAGAAATGAGTTTGGGATATGCGATAAATGTATTTCAGGAGAGTATCAATAAGGTATTCCGTGAATATTTGGTAAACTTTGATTATCTAATTCGTATTATGGATGATTATGGGTTTGCATTAGTGACAAAAGAAGAGGCAACTGCGATGGGATTACCGGATGGCACTGGATTATTTTCCGAATTATATTCAGCTATGGAACAAGAAATAAAACAATATCCAGCACGTAAGAATGATTATGGTAAAGCCCCTTATATGTCTCCAGAGGAGAAGCAGATCTCATTTATGAATCGATATTTTGCTTTCAAGAAGGTCCGTAGTTTGGATGTAAAGAAGATGTCTGATATAATATTAAATAAAGAGGAGAATACACGAACAATCGTAGATGATATACTGGAAGAGAATAAGCCTGAAGATGAAGTTCAAAAACCAGTTCCAAAAAAGAAGACCACTAGAAAAATAAAAAAAGATAAGATTGTCTTACAAAAATAGAATAAAATTATTCCTTGAAATAAAAAACAATATAGAAATATCTATATGATAACTATTAGCTATAATAACTGTTATCATATAATGTCGTATTATCAATTACCCCGAGTAAATTTTTTTATTACCAAACACATTGATTATATAGTAAATAATAACAGTCCTGATATAATGATATCTCATTCTTTGGCAAGATATTTGTATGAAATTAAACAACGACTTGAAACAATCGAACAAGACTGGGATATTCATAAGAAATATACAAATCCATATGAATATATACATACGCCTACCCCTCACAAAAAGAAATGTATATCTAAATATAACCCATTATCGCGGTCATATTTCAAAATGATAGAAATTATAAAAACGTTTGATTTACAATTTGATTCCAAGCCAATTCATACGTTCCATATTGCGGAGGGTCCGGGTGGGTTTATCGAGGCAATCGCAAACACTCGTAATTGTAGTCACGACAGTTATATTGGGATGACAATACTAGACGATAAAAATGATCCGAACATTCCTGCTTGGAAAAAAACACAAAATTTTTTACAGAAGAATAAGAATGTGTATATTGAAGGCGGTAAAGACAAAACTGGAGATATATTAAAATTAGAGAATTTCGTATATTGTAAAGAAAAATATGGTTCTTCTATGGACCTTATAACTGGAGATGGCGGGTTTGATTTCTCAGTAGATTTTAATAACCAAGAGGTAGATGTTGCAGAACTACTAATGGCCCAAGTATTTTATGCCTTAGTAATGCAAAAAAAAGGTGGAAGTTTTGTGCTGAAGATATTTGACTCTTTTATGAATCATACATTAGACCTGTTATATATATTATCATCTTTCTACGAATCTGTGTATATCGTTAAACCGTATACAAGTAGATATGCTAATTCTGAAAAATACATTGTATGCAAGAAGTTCCTATATTCTAATAATAGTTCATTTTATGATATATTATATAATGCGTTTGAGAAAATGACACAGAATAATGGAGATAAACACCTATTGAGATTTTTAAATGTGCCTTTATCTTACCATTTTATAATAAAAATGGAGGAATATAATGCCGTCTTTGGACAACAACAACTAGAGAATATTCACTCTACAATCTCATTGATAGAAAGTAAACATAAACACGATAAATTAGAACAGTTAGTAAAGATGAATGTATCAAAATGTGTGTATTGGTGTAATAAGTATAAGGTCCCTTGTCATAAAGATTTTTAATTTATAAATTTTATAATATTGTAAAATTTATAATATGTGCCATTTAACCTTGTATAGAAACGTTAGGACAATTACGTTGTTCACCGGTAGATGTAAATGTAGGTGTTTTTGGAAGTGGATATCCCAATTTGTCTTTTACAGTATATCCATTTGCGGGAACTCCATAAGCTAGTGCGTTTGCCACGTGTAACCCAAACGCATTTCTATATGTAGAAGCGGTAGTAGTAATTGCGTTATATTTCAAACGAGTTATACGTGAGCTAGATGAGACCGCTCCTTGTTGTGCGTATTGGTGATTATTTGGTTTATAATAAACACGGTTGTATCTAGGTTTAATGGCAGGTCCGTTAGGTGAATTAGAAGCAACCATATAGTCAGTAGTTTGATTGGCAGAAGGATATGTGCCAACAGTGAACCCAATAAGCTCTTTAAAATCATTCTCTAGCACTTCTACAATAGGTATAATTGTAGCTTCGGGAACATTCCATACTGGGGGTCTGGTTCCAATATCGGTTTCAATTGTAGGTTGGACTAATCCCTGTCCGTCAATAATTGTTTGTGAAATAGGGTTTATTTGCAATTGAACTAGTCTGGTAGATGAATTAAAAACAAAGTTAATAAAAAACTGTTTAGATTCGTTAGTGCTGTTAACAAAATAATGTTCGTTTAATATCATTTGAGCGTGTAAAACTCTATTTATGTCGGACACATCATAAAATCCTTTCTTCAGGTTGACTGTAAATGTTCCGTATTGTCCGGCAGGTTCGTCTTCTACGGGTGTTCCACCACTAGCACCAGTAGGATTACCCGCTACCCATTGATAAGTAAACGACGTATCAGATGACAAGTAATGTCTCTTACAATCAGTAGTGGTATTTGTTGTATATATATTTGCGATAGATTGACTACTTCCTTGAACTGCTGTAGCATCACCCTCGCGAAAGTAATGGAAATTATTTTGAGAGTAAGTCTTGTTACGACTATTTAAATATTGTCTTGAATCAGTATAATATTTGGGTTTATCGGATGACAGGTCAAATTGTTTTTTTATCATACCTGAACTACGAACACGACGTCTTGCGTTGGTTTCAGGAGTTCCTACAACACATTCTGACGCACAATTTCCTATATTTTGACTAGAATTCTCAGTAAGATTAAAGTCTACTACATTAACTAAACCATTACAAATAGGACTTTTAGAATTTACTATAGAACTACCTGGGCGGTTTAGTTCTTCTATAGTGGTTGTATTGCGAGAACTCGTGCAATCTCCTGAACCAATTTCTTTACGGTAAGTTTTTAGTGGAAGAGCAGAGAAAATATTATTAGTATTATCACTATAGAGTAAACCATTTTTTTTGATATGAGTTACAACTTGGTTAAATGTTTGTCCTTTCCAAGGAATAATTGGAATTTGATTCGTTAGTATGGAGGACATTATAATATATAATAGTATAGTATAATATATTACCATGAAATCTTTAATAAATCACAGATATATAAAAATAATCTTATTTATCACGGTTTTAGTATCTATAATATTTGTGTTAAAATATAGTTTCAACTTATATTCAACTGTATATAACTCTAGTTCTAAATATGTTAATGTGACGGAAGGGTTCTCTACAAATGTAACCGACACTAATGGGAAAAAGTTAAATACAACAGATAAATATATGATTTATAGTGTGCCTCATAAAAGAGTATTACAGGCTCGTTCCGATAAATCAGTAAAAAGCGCATCCATAAATTTATCTAAGCCAAACATTAAGATAAATGATGATATGATATTTAAAATCATAGACAACCAAGATGGTAGTCAAGGAATATGGAATATGGGTAAAAAGGGCGTTTTAGGTATGGACGACGCTAAATCAAAAACCTATATAACTCCAATGGAATATAAATCAACATTACCTACAGAAATGAAGCAAGAACGGTTTAATATAATAAATTATAGAAAAAATAATACAGTTGCAATAAAAAGTGCATTTTATAAAGAGAGATATTATTATCTGGACAATAAGGGAAATACACGTATAGGAAAAGGGTTAGGTGGTTGGAGAAGAATGCAATTCATAAACTATAGTGGTATAGAAAAAGAAAGATTGGAAATTGAAGATGAGGAAGAACGACGCAGGACATCCAGAAATATACAGATAGCAAAGGATAACCAAAATACAATTTACGGCCGTCAATATGATATTAATACATTACAACTTAAGCTTGATAACAATGCGGATAACATTAAACCGGGCACATATTCAAAAAAAATTAAGACTTTACAATCAGAAATAGATAAACTAATTACAAAATAAAGTATATATTCAAATGTAAAACCAGTTAAATATATAGCGACTATATATTTAACCATGAATATTGTATTAAACCAAAATGACTTTGATATAGAAAATATAAACTTATTAAAAAAACGAAATAACACAGTTATAGAAGGTTCTTTTACCAAATTTACTTATTCGAATGAGTGCTTAACTATGAATGGCATCTATTTACAACTTAACTTTTCAAATATGGTAGTAAAAAATGAGAGTAAATTTACAAGTATTATATTTCATCCATATGACAAACAAAATATAGGATATATACAATACATAGCAGGTATAGAACTAGAAATATTAAATTACTATAACCGTGTGAAAAACATAAATAAAAAACAGATTATGGTTCTAACCAACAAATTATATTCTGGTAATATACGGTCAACTTTAAATAATTACGCAAAAATCAACAATAATATAACTGTAAAAATATCTGGAGTTTGGGAGACGACGAATGAAATTGGGCTGGCTATAAAGTTAATACATAATGTAGATATTTCAAAACATTCTACCTGAACGTCTAATAGGTTTGTATATAGTGGTAGGAACTATATTTGTTGATGGTCTGGATACAGTATTATTCTTTAAATTAAAATTAGTTACATCTACTACTCCTGTTTCTTCGTTAATAACATAATTTAATTCAATTATACTATTTAATCCATCTGTTCTTGGTATATCATAGTGTTTGATTTCTCGTGCTAGTAGTTTATCATTATCAGATTTTAATTTAAGAATATTCCCATCATTGAAAGGAAAGAACTGCGAGTAATCAATTGAAATATTTTTAGCATTAACTCTTTTTTTAAATATAATGTCTTCGAATCCCCAATCCCATACATTTGGAAAACCATTCATTTTTTCGAAATCCCCAGCAGTTATAGAAAATATCCCACCAAGAGCATATTTAAACCCATAAAAATGTTTAATATTACCGGAAGTAGTTTCATAATTAATAGTTTTGTTATCATATGGCATTACGTCAATATCATTAAATACAAGTGTTATATTTTTATAGTAAGTTGGGTATTGATTTTTAAGAATTGAGAAGCCTATGTTTTTCATGGCACCACGATTAAACTGATTGGTATCGGTTTGATGAATATAATAAATCTTATAATATGTATCTGGAAAATCGTCTAATACTTTTAACATATGTGCCGCAAAGAAATCCTTTTCTAAATATTTATTGCGATATGGAACAATAAAAACAATTTTTGGAATATTTTTTTCAAATCGCTCCTTTGAACTTTTAACTCTTTTTCGCCTTGCTTCTATTTTTTCAGTATATTCGACACTGTAATTACTATCCGGTTCAGGTTCAGGTTCGGGTTCAGGTTCGGGTTCGGGTTCGGGTTCGGGTTCGGGTTCGGGTTCGGGTTCGGGTTCGGGTTCGGGTTCGGGTTCGGGTTCGGGTTCGGGCTCGGGTTC